CCTTGGCCTTGCTGCTGTTGCTGTTGTCCTTGTCCTTGGCCCTGCTGTTGCTGACCCTGACCCTGACCGGACTGTTGCTGTTGTCCTTGTCCTTGGCCCTGCTGTTGCTGACCCTGACCCTGACCGGACTGTTGCTGTTGTCCTTGTCCTTGGCCCTGCTGCGACTGCTGGCCCTGCCCATTTTGATTTTGGGAGCTCTGGCCCTGCTGGCCCTGGCCTTGACCCTGCTGGGGTTGACCCTGACCCTGCTTCTTCTGTTGCATTTGTTCCTGCACGCGGCGCAGGTAGTCGCGGATCTTTTCAAGCTGCCACATATCGCGCTTCTTGAAGCCCATCGGTTCAATGGCAGGGGCGATCTGACTGTAAGACGGCAGGTTTTTCAAAATTTCTTTAACATCGGAACGCCACTTGGACAAGAGCTTCTGGTTTTCAAAGCAAATCAAGTCGGAGGCGAACTTGTGCGGCGCAGCCGGCATAGCACGGCGGTGAGTGGCGTGGTGCAAGGCGATGCGCAAACTTTCGCCGAAAAATGCGAAAGCCAATTCGGATGCGTCATTCAAACGGCAAATCCAATACGGGTTATACTGGAGCTGAATTTGACCGCCAGCGTTCGCAGTCGCAAGACGCAGCGTCACATCCTTATCATTGATGGGAACCATTTCACAAATTGAAAGGTAAAGCATTGCAGCCGGTTCAAGCTGCAGAATTTTCATCGCTTCCGCGATAGTGTTGCGGGCATGTGCGAGGACGGGTTCCCAAGCCATGCCAGTTGTATCAAGGTAGTAGTTCTTTTCAGCCATAATTCAAAATCCCTTAGTTTACGAGTAAATAATAACAATTTCCACGGTTTTTGTCAATAGTTGATATGAAAAAATATGATTTTTGTCAAAAAATTTACATATCTGCGGAATTGACGAAAAATGGGCGGCATTGCTGCCGCCCATCCCAACCAAGGAAATTGCGGGAATTACCCTCCCGCAGGGTTTTACACATCGTAGTCAGCGAGGTCAATGTAGAAGTCGCAGACCTTTTCATTTATCGCCGAGAGGCGAGCAACCCACTTGCAGGTGGACGGGTCCTTTTGGTTCTGCTTACGAGCAGCTTCCACGCCCTGCATGTTCACCTGAGCAGCCACTTCCTTCGGGATGCTGGTAAGGAACTTATACCAGTTGTCGGCGACAAGCTTACCGTATTCAGTCGGCTTGGACTTTTCTACGAGCTTATCTTCAACCTTCTGGAGGTAGCCGCAAATTGCGGAGCCGAGGCGAAGGGTTTCGAGCGACTGAGCTTCACCCATCTTCTTGAGCTTTGCCCAGATCTTCTTGTCGCTCGGGTCAGCTTCAATAATCTGGTTAGGCTGCAAGCCAGCGCCGTGCTGCTGGTACCAGGAAGCGAAGTTCTGAGCAATCGCTTCACCTACCCAACCGGCAGCGAGCAAACGGAGTTCAGCGTTGCCCTTAGGACCGCTGTAAGCATCCGGGTCAATTTCAAGGGCACGAACCATATCCTTGGAAAGGCGAACCCAAGAACGGCGAGACTGCTTAACGCCGAGCTGGTCAACTTCGTCGTTGGAGCCCTTGGTCTTCACCTTGCCTGCCATTGCATACGGGTCAAGGTCTTCTTCATGGGCTTCAATGTAGGAAATGATACAGTCCAGAACGCCGATCTTGCGGGCATGGAAAATCCATTCCTGAATGGTCGGGGTGAACAAGATCTTCCAGTAACGGTCGTTTTCGGCGTCGTCAAATTCTTCAACGTCGTAGTTACCTTCATTGTCCGGGTTGATGGCGCAAACCACGCGGGAGCCTTCCGGAAGTTCAAAATTCAAGAGGCGATGGTCGTTACCGATCTGCATCATTGCACGCTTGATAGGCGGCGCAGCACGGTTGATTTCGTCCAAGAAGAGGCAGAACGGCTTGCCGTCCTTCGGGAACCAGTAAGGCGGAATCCACGCAGTTTCCTGACGCTTCACCGTGGTCTTCACGGGTTTGCCGTCTACGAAGACTTCCACTTCTTCTTCATATTCAATGATCTTCTGGAGACCGATAAGGTCACCAACGTCAGAGAGCTGAGAACCCTGAAGTTCGCAGCAGCGAAGGTTCCAGCCGTCCGGTTCAGCGCAAAGCTGGCGAACAACTTCGGTCTTTCCAGTACCGTGGATACCCTGAATCATCGGGGTGTGGGAGGGGCTCATCTTACGGAGCAAAGATTTCACAGTAGCAATATCAGCCATGTTTTGTCCTTGGTTAAAGGGGTTTCAGTTATCAGTTTGTTTTCAATTTACGAGTAAAATATAATTATTTTTCAATACGCCGTCAATGGTCAAAATTGAGTCAAAATCATTATTTTTCCACCCGTCTTCTTTAGTTGTGTTTCCATCATTTTAAGAACGGAACTTTCTCAAATTCAGCTTCTGCCAGTTTTTTGGCCTTTTTGGACAGTTTTTCAGCAATATCCATAAGATCAAAAACTGCGTTTATTTTAGCTGCCGCAAATTCACCGGCTTCCGTGCCATTCTTAAATTGCGAGAATGGGATCACATCTTTACCGTCGCAGATCTTTGTATACTGCAGTTCTAGGTCGTTCTCGATGAAAAACTTAATCGCATCCGCTCTAGAAGAAACTACTGTATAGCACCTGAAATGTTCCTGATGCGGCTTTAACAATATGATCCAGCAGGCGTCATTGCCAGACCCATATAAATTATGGGCACGAGGACAGTCCTTTACAAACAGCTCATACGCAGGCTCGTGATCGACGATTCTGTGCTGAAAGCAGGTTGAATTAGTCTCACGGATAGCAGCGTCAATGAAGTCAGCCGTAAACCGGAGTCTTTCTTGAACGTTCATTATTGCTTCTTTGTCGGACACACGATCTTTTCAAATTCAATACCAACGAGTTTTTCAATCTTGCTGTGCAGACGGTCGTTGATTTCACCGAGGCTAACTAAATTACGGAATTCAGTCACCACCTTTTCTGCAGCTTCTGCAGGAGTCTTGAAATCATCAAACTTGATGTCAGCGCTCCACTTGACGATTCGGTTTTCCCTGTTATTATAAAGGGTGCAGCCGTGAGCAATAAAGTTCTCAATCAACTGCTTGCGAGGCATGGCGACAACCCAGTACTCGAACACCTGACGAGTCGGCCAAATGCGAATCATGTCAGCGTCATTTCCTCGTTCAATACCAGCAAGCCAGTTACTGATACCACCGATGTCTTTCTCCTTCAACGAAAAGCACATGTAATTGCTTCCGTTGTTAGAGCAGGCGCCAACCGTCGGATCGGCTCCGCCAAATTCCTTAGCGATAATGTCCATCATTTCGCAAGCGAACTTCATTCCTTTGAACTTCTGCATAATCATCTCCATTTCAATTTGCTCTGCGAGCACGAATTGGTCAAACATTGTTATTCCTTGTAAAATGCCTTTTCAACAGTCAGTTCCATTTTCTTTCTGAACTTAGTCAAATTGGCGACCAGTTTACCATAGAAAGCACCCATTGCCTTCTGTCTGTTTGCTGCAATTTCCGCAACGGTTTCTGCAGCCATATCGTTGTGATAAGTTCCAGTGAACTGATCTCTGACCCAGAATTCACCAGTCTTGTCATCTCGTCCCCAATAGAACGAGAAACCACGGGGGTACTTTTTGCTGAGCTTGAAGTTGTTTACCAGCAAGTCCTCAACGACCTTTCCAGCGGTCAGATCGTGGTCCAAACAGCGATAGTCCAAACTGTGGTTCGGCGAGCACTGGAACAAATAGCTCCATTCATACTCGAGAAAATCCCAGTCCTCCTTGTTCGGCAAGTTAGACAATTTGACGCACCAGCCGCTTCCTTCAGGAAGGAGCAAGTCTTCGGTAATACCCATCAGTTCGCAAAACTTGCGAAGCACCCTCATTCCATATTCAATATCTCGAAAGTCGGGGTGCGAGAAAGTGTGTTCATAGATGTTTTCTTCAGCCATTAGTATACCTCTCCACAGCAGGTAAATGCGCCTTCAATGTTGTCAAAATAGCGCAACAGTTTCTTTTCATTTGCGAGCGAGTCGCCGGCCTTAGTGACCCAAAGCATCACTCGAGCCGGAACGCTGCTGTTACCCATAATACGGGAAATGTAATCACCTAGGCGTTCCATGGCTTCATCATTAAGATCACCGCCGCTCATGCCGTGCAAGATCAAGGTCGGCATCGGACCGACTTCGCCATCCGCAGATTCTTCAACGGTCTTCATGCGAATGTCTTGGAAAAAATCAATCAGGCAGTCAATGTCGCCCAATTCAGCGCGGCGCATATCGTAGACAACCACGCTCTTAGGCGGCACATCCAGCGCTTCCATGAGCTTCAAGCGAATGTTGTCAAAATGCTCCCCTCGGATTTTGAACTCCGTCGAGTCGTGAATGACCCAAGATTTGACTTCGGGGTTCTGCTTTACCATTTCAATAATATCGGTAGCCATTTTCAAATCTCCTTAGCAGATCGGTTCCTCAATAAGTGCCTTCACCGCAGCGAAGCGTTCACCGACCGCCTTCCACATTTTGAGGATCGGCGCAACGTCAACCGGTCGCAGATCGCTGTAGTCCAGTTCAACATTGCCCTTCAGCTGCACCGTGGAGTAGCAGCCGCCAGGTGCGTGACGGAAGGATGGATATACCCCGATCTTTCCTTTGTTGTTGGACGGATAGGTCGTGCCGTCGCCGAAGTCCATGTGACCCAGGCCAACGCTGACTCTTACGAGAACGTCCTTGTTGTAAATTTGAATTTCATCGTAGTCGGTACCCATCTGGCCCGCGGTCGTATAGTCCAGTTCATACCCGTTGTTCTTTGCGTGAGCGTTAAGGTTGTCAGCGAAAAGCTGTGCGAGTGCGGAAAGTTTGATCTGTCTTTTTGCCATATTGAGTACCTCTATTATTTCAACAATCAAAATATAACAATTTTCGGAATAACTGTAAATGGTATAGGGGAAATAATGACGATTTTTCTTAAAAATTTACAGATCTGCGGAATTGATGAAATTTGGGCATTTTGTGTAAAATATGAAAAAACCATAGGGGAAATGATGCGCTTGACCAAATTTTGTCACTGTCAAGGGTAGAACCTGAGGTTTTTTCTGCGGGTGCCGCGGTGGCGCTTCCGAATGTCATACACGGATTTAATAAAAGTTCTAAGATTCCCAAAGTTAACCCAGGGGTTCAACAGCAACCCAAAGATATCCCAACATCTTAAGATAGCAACAAAAAGCCACCCCTACCCCAAAGATAGCAACAAAAATAACCCAAGGAGATAATAGGAATAAATAAAGAAATAGATGCACTTTTAGATAACCCCGAGTATACAACTTATCAACAGTTAGATAACAGATTATTAAATAGGGGTAGTGAAGTGATATAAGGAGTAATTATAATGCAGATACTTACAGATGATGGGTTTAAGGATTTTGACGGTATTGTGCGAAAAAAAGCAAAATGCCTCGAGATTAGATATAAAGTAAATGGAGAACCTGACGGTACATTAAATTGTATTAAAGGCAGTAATGATCATCAGGTGTTAATTATCCCCCGTGGAAAAGAATGGGATTTGACTATTGATAGTTGTAAATGGATTAGACTAGATAAGATAGAAAAAGGGGATAGATTAGCAATATCAGTTGATGGGAAGTTATTTGACGGAACTGTTGTTGAAATTAAGCAAATAGGATTAAATGACGTATATACCCCATTAAATGTTGATGGAATAAGGTACTTGGAAGTAAATGGAGTAATAAACCATAACTGTGCGTTTGGTGGTTCTACATCGACTTTGATTTCGGAAGAAGGTTTGGATAAGATGAAAATCTGTGACCCGGTTGAATATAAGCTGGGGTATGACTTCTTGATATATGAAAAGCCGGATCCGAAAGCATTGTATGTTATGGGCGTGGATTCAGCGATGGGTGTTGCTGCTGACTATTCAGTGGTGCAGGTGCTGCGAGTGGTAGCGAAAGGAAAGTATAAACAGGTTGCGGTGTATCACAGAAATACGATTCGCCCAGAGGACTTTGCTGAAGTCGTTCATGACATTAGTGAGATGTATAACTCTGCTATGTACATTATTGAAAATAATGATATTGGCAGAACAGTAGCGGATGTTCTATATTACGAGATTGGCGACAACGGAATGATCTCGACGGACAAAAGAGGGAACCTTGGTACTCGTGCGGACCGCTCAACGAAGATTGATGCTTGTAAGATACTGAAGACGATGATTGAAAGAGGGGAGCTTGAAGTCGTAGATTCGGAAACTGTGAAGGAGCTTTCAAGGTTTGAAGAAGTGAGCACTGGTGTGTATCGTGCGACTGGTGATAATCACGATGACTTGGTGAGTGGGTTGTATTGGGCAGCCTACTGCTTACAGCAGCCGGAGATAGACCTTGACGGAGTTTGTGTGGCTGAAGTGAAGGCAACTGGTGATGACGCTTTGCCGCCGCCGATGTATATGAGCTTGCCAGGCGACTCGATGTTCGGTGCTGGCATTGACGCCAATTCATTCTGGAAAGGATTGAACTAAAAGTATAAATAGAATAGAAGGAATTTTTCAAAGGAGATTTTCAAAATGGAATTAAATGAAGCATTGACAAAGTTGCAGCAAGCAGGGTTTATCTGTGAGGCAGGAACAAATGGACTGATGCAGAAACTTAGAGGCTTTATCGCAAAGTATGGTCTAACTAAGTATAAAGTGACTACTGCTCTGTTGCAGAAATGGGTAAAAGAATCTATGCAAGACAAGATGAAGGAACGCCCGTGCCTTAGCATTCTTGATTACTTGTATGATGTAACTAAAAATAGAAAGTTTGACCCAGAAAAGGACAATCCCGATACTGTTGATATGTTCTATGAATGGGAAGAACTCATTGATGATTACTTTGAAGAATGGTATCAGGACCAGTAATTAAATACAGCAATTATGATGATAGAGGACATCTACGGGTGTCCTCTTTTTTGTCTGTTGAATTACCAATGGAATTATAATGTACATTTGTAGGGTGGTTTGCGGGTTATAAATATAACATGAGTTTTGAAACCCACATGAGACCGTTGATAAATCCGCAGTTGCGATTGGAAGGTGACAATCCCGATATGGAATTCTATATCAGGAATACCACAAAAGCGCTGAACAAGTATATGAAGGAACTTGAAGATGAGTTTGGTAAAAGGCACTTACCAGTGACTGGAGTGACTGTCCTTCCATTCTCCCCGCCGATTACGACTCCTGTGGCTAACAATTTTGGATACTTCGTTCCAAATCATATTCGTTTGACTGAAAGTGAGGTGAAGGCTGCCTTGTGGTGTGGTGTTCCAGAAATGTCGTTCATCAACCTGTTTAACCTGTTCGGCAGCAAGATGTCATTGAACTTTAACCGCGTATCATCAACGACCCGAAGCGTTGCTGAGCTGCAGTCTGCTCCTGTTGTTCCTTATGTATGCAACAGTATGGGCGTTGTTATGATGAGCTCGGCGCATTACGCAATGTATGGCGCTCAGTTCATGGCTGCGGTAAAGGCGTTAGGCACAGCGCTTGACGCATATAAGTTCTGTGAGCTAGAATCAAGATATCTGCAGATGGCTGTCACATCAACGCCGCCTTGTCCTGCTTTCATTGCTGGCACATGCTTGTCTACGAACGGCATTGTCGTTAATGGTATTTTTACAGGAACATTGGAGGCACATTTTGCAGCAGCAGCAACAGTATAATTATCTACCTATTGAAATGGAAGATCTTCCATCAAGAGGGTTGGTCTATCCTGAAGGTACATTCATCAAGGGCAGGTTCTTGAACATTCGAGACATTAAGTTCCTTGCTCTATTGACAGATGCCACAGCGCAGACAATCATTAACGAAATCATTGACCGATGCTTCTACATGAACATTCAAGTGGAAGACTTGGCTTTGTGTGACCGCACATACTTGATCTTCTGGTTGCGAGCAAACTCGTTCATGAAGGAAAACGGATACCGCGTCAGCGTCGGCAAATGCAATTATTGTCGCCGTCCGTTTGACTTTACCATCAAGCTAGATGACATTCCATTGAAACAGTTGCAGTCAGCACCTGGGAACATCAAACTTCCAAGATCTGGAGAATGGGTTAGCCTTAAACTGTCAACAGTCGCTGACTTGAAGATTGTTGATGAAGACCCTGATGTGCAGTTGATGGCTAGAATGATACGCAAGCCTGACCCCGTCAGGTACATTATGAACTTGAAGGTGATGGACTTCACATTCCTTTTGAATACATGCAAGCAGTATGACGCTGGCTTTGACATGCACTTTGATCTTGAGTGTCCGCACTGTCACGGTATCAACCCTATGCAGTGTATGATATCAGAAAGCGCATTGTTCGGACAGATAAACATGCGAGATATCATATCCTTGTCAATGAAGATCACCAAGTACCTTACATATCAAATCAGCGATGACACTCCGTGGCCTGAATTTGAGATGATAGCCGAATTGACAAATGTAATGATTAAGGAAGAAAACGAGGAAATGGCAAAACAAGAATCTGCTGCCAAGGCAAAGGCTCAAGCAGCACAGGCTCAGGCACATAGCCGTAACTTCAGAACCCATTAAGCACAGCCTCGGAAAATTTTCATGGGGTCTTCAAAGATCCCATTTTTTTGTTATTTTTATACCAGCATATAACATGCTACAAAATAGATAAAGGAGATTCTATGCCCGAATACGTTAATAATAAACGCTTACGCGAGGTGGTGAATCTTTACAATAGTATGAACATCAACGACAAGGGAGATTGGTGTGCTGCCTATCTCGCACGACTTGAACACAAGAAGAACAATGAAAAGATTGACGGACAGAAGTTTGAACTAGGTAAAGATTTTATCATCAACAAAGTCAAAAGCATTGAGGCGCTTCAAGCTAAGTATGAAGCATTTACGCCCGAAGAGAAGAAAGCGTTTGACGCTGAGTTTGAAAAGATAAAGAATGAACTCTGTGAAGACTTTCTGCTAATCATCAATGGTCGTATAAATTCATATAAGTTAAGAACCTCGTTGCGGAATCCTGATGACATAAATGACATCATTCAAGACGCACTTATTTGTGCATTTAGCTACATAAACAGATATGATCCTGCTCGCGGTTCCTCTGCATTTGCATTTATCACCCAGATCGTCTCGAACAGTATCATTTTAAGCGTCAACCAAATTAAGGACAGAGAAAAGAGAATGGTCAGTGGCCTTGACTACTTTGACAACATCAACACCATTGATGATCCGACCGACGGTGTCTCTGGACTTGCAAGATTCCTAGAATAGGAGAGGATATGGCAAACATCTACGAAAAAGATATAGAAGTTGCTTTGTTTGAAATTAAAGCATTGTTTGAATACAGCCACAAGAACTTGGAAGCAACAAACCTTCCTGCTAAGTGGGGCCTGGTAATTTACAACAATGTTCTACTATTGGGCACACCTTATGCCCAAATCGCACAAGGCACCTACGATGAACAGAACGACCCTAAGTATCACGAATACTGCCAGAAGATGAAATCCATCATTATGAAGTATGTTGACCGTGATGAACAAGGCAATCCTGTTTTTGATGAGAACAAACAGCCGGTCATTACTGACATGAATGTTGAGTTCCAGAATGAAACAGAAAAGCTGGATAGGGAATACGCCGAGCTCAATGATAAGATCATGCACAAGGATGAAAAGAACTACGACTTCCTCAAGCAAAAGGTCAAGGTTAAGATCTGTGCTTGCGACTTAGAAGATATTCCTGACGGCGTCCCGCCGAAGATTGTGGGCATCATTACAAAACCTCAAGTTAAGTAAAACATAGCGGCGTTGAAAAACGCCGCTTTTATAGTCTTTAGGCGTGCTTGTGTGAAACCGCGTAGCCAGTTCTTCCAGTGAAGTATTTGGTTCGGTCAACATACGAGTTCTTTGTTTCTTTTCGCATGTTAGCACCAAGGCTAGCCGCCATCTTGTTAGCGAACTCTTCGGAGAACTTACCATTGTTCTTTCTAAGATCTTCCAGAGCCGCTGCTTTATTCTCACGCAGATATCTACCAGTTGCTGCTGTGCTGCCACCAGAGCCATATTCCTGATGGAACAAACCACCGAGAGTATCAGTGTCCATAGCCTTCAAGATATCAGCGTCAACATTCCTCTGAACATTTCGAGCAACTTTGCCTAGAGCGATATCTTCAACCTTCTGAGCTGAAACATCGTCCATCTTCCATTGAGATTGTGAACTGTTTGCATCGCTGCGGCTTGAGAGCTGTTTAGTCAGCTGGTCCATAGTACCCGTGAGCTTTTCACCAGTCTTAGCATTGATGATTGTCAGCTGTGTATTCTTGAGGTCAGTACCTTCAAGGAATACTTGAGTATTACCGGCGCCAAAATTCAACTTGCCTGCCTGTTTGCCTTCGTCCATCTTGTTGAAGTAAACGGCGTTCTTTGAGCCTTCCTTTCTGCCCATACCATTTGTGCCGTAAACTTCAGCAGCACCAGCTGCCTGAATGCCTTTGACATCTGATACACCTGCAGCGCCCTTACCTGCGACTTTGACGCCTGTAGGCACGGTGTTGCCATGTTCAGTTGTTGAGCTGGCTTGTTCATCTTTCTTACCAGCTTCGTAAGCATCCTTAAATTCATTTGTCCATTGTGTAAGATTTTCAACAAGAGGCTTGACTGGCTGTGTATTATCAGTTGCAGCAGCAAGAGCGGTTGTCAAGCCAGCGTCATCTTCAATAGCTTTACCTCTACCAACATCGTGTGCATCTGCGAGGTTTTGAGACCAAGGCTGTTCTGACATGATATTGAATGTTGCCGACACAGCAACAATACCCGGACCTCCTGTTCTTGAGAAGGCGGGTTCATCGTATGTTGAAAGGACGCACTTGTAATACTTGTCAGATACGATTTTATTGAAGCGTGTATTGAATTCTTTAACACGGATGCCGACCACATAAGGCAAAGCATTACGCTGTAATGCGATAATCGTATCTAACCAGCTGATAACTCTTAAGCCATCAGTTTCTTCAAATGTAATCGTCAATGTGCGGGAAGCAATGTTAAAGATAGGAATGGTCTTGTAGCCATTACCCAAATACAAAGCAGCCTTTGATGTATCGCATTCAGTGCCTGAGATCTTAACTGACTGCACAGAATACTTCAGCGTTTCGGTAAGGGCGTCTCCCGCACCGAATATCTCAACCTCAAACCTGAAAGGTAGGTGAGGTCTGAAGTCAAAGAATTGTTTAACTGCTAATGCCATTTTATAACTTGTTTACTGAATAAGGTCCGCTTTCGGGCACGCCCTTTTCCATTGACTCAAACACAAATCCCAAACTCCACTTCGTCAGTGCTTCGTCCTGATAGCTAAGTTCATAAGGTTCAGCCTTTGTCAACTTCAGGTTATGGAAGTGGTATTCATACACAACCTTAGCAAGACGGTTATCAAGAATGAAAATGTCAATGTTAGTGTAGTCGTGCTTATCAACATTGTATGTGCCGTTAAGCGCCGTGTAGCCGTCTGTTGAGAAATTCTGATTAGATGTAAACCCTTTGCCCAATGATTGTCCATCGGGATTTTGGTTAAACAGTGCTTCCTTTGTCATCAAGTGTGCTTCACGCTCTTTACCATCTGCAACATAGCCTTCATAAAGTTCAAGCTGTAGTTCCTGCTGAATATCAATCTTCGGTATCAAGAACTTCTGCGAAACATTGCCATAGCTGTATTCTTCTTCAGTCCATTCAGCAACTTTAGGAACAGTGAAAGACGCACAGCGAAAACATTCTTTACCGTCCAAGCGAACGATAAAGCTATCGCTGAGCTTTATTGACTTCGTGTTGAAATAATTGTTTGCTTTGACTAGAGGCATACCAATTATATTTATCCTAATACTGTTTTTATATTTTGCCTGTCCTTATGATATTATTAGGCTCTAACTTTTTGCTGAGTGCTATGTAAAATCCCGCAGATTGGGCAATTCGTCAAGTTGTTTACGAATTGCTTTGCTGGATTGTTGCCAAGGTCAACGAACATGCCTGCATCAACAGTCACATTCTGCGTTGCGTAAACATTTGCATTACCGCTAACATTGATGTTGCAGTCACCGTTTACAGTCACATCAAGCCATGACTTCATGTTAGTGCCTGTCTTGATTGAGATGTTGCCGTTCTTGTCAATAACGGTTGTGGCGCCGGTGCGGTGTGTAAAGCACAAGTTGCCATCCTTACGGTTCAGCGTCAAGAAGTCGCCTTGGTCAGTCTCCATCAGCACCATCATGTGCGGATAGTCAGCACGGTTCTGTCTTGAGGTATAATCGCTTTCGCTGTTGTATTGGTTGAATGCTAGCGAGTCATATACGGGACGCTGCACATCGCCTTGGTCAAAGTAGCCACGAACCATCGAGTCAACTTCAGGAATGATCTGTGACCCGCATTTGCCGCCAAGCCATGCAATGTCAGGGATAGCCCAAGGTAGCTGCTTATCTTCAATGTTGTCATAATAACCGATGATCTTAATACGAACTCGGCCTAAACGGTCTGGGTCAGCCGTGTCAACCACCTTACCTGTCCAACGCTCATTTTGCGGAACAGTCTTCGGCGTCTGTATCATGTCCTTGACAACAGCCTTGCTGTCACCTTCAAGAATCTTACGGTACTGTTCAATATCACTAACCATTATTCACCTACATCAAAATAGCCATCATTAACCAATGTAATGGCTTGTGTATACGGTTCACCCCTTGAGTACTTGTGAGTAATCTCTGCGATGGCATACTCACCGGAGTGAATAGAATCAATTCTTTCGCTGCTTGAGAAGTCACATTTGACTGATGTGCCAAGCACAGGACGATGTGACTCCTTTTCATAAAGGTTGCCTTGCTTTGAAGTATCAACCATAATGCGAACAAAGTTCTGGAAGAATGAGCGACGAATCATTTCATTGTGAGATGGCGCGACTTCATAATGATCATGCAACTCATCAAAGTGCATGCCGCCATCTTTATGAATTGTCACATTGTCAATTTCAGACTGTTGCTTGTTCGAGATACCGCCAAGGTAAGGATCTTTACGCTGATATTCCTTTTCACGATATGCTTCAGTTCTATCCTTTGTGCCTGCGCCGAATACAGATGCAACAGCGCCGAGAGCAGCACCAAGCATTCCTTGTCCGTGTTGCGGGAACTCAAACATTGTCTGCGAAGAACGGTTATTCTTCGGAGTATAGAAACTTGTTTGAACCTTATAGCCGCCCATGTTCGAGATAGGACCGCCGGCATTCAAACAGAATACATCGGCAATCGTAATCGTCGGCACAGTGTCAGCGTCTTCACCATTCACAGTTGCTTGCATATCTGCAAACTGTATCAATGTCTTGTTGTCTACGATAGTCTTGACTGAAGACAAATGCGCAGTGCCTTTAACATCTGTATAGAACACTGGAGCGTCATCATCAGTTATCCATACATGCTGCAGAATTCGTTCGCAGAAGTCAGCAGCCGTTTCATTGGCATTAAGCCAGAATGAATAGTCAGCAGTAGCAACATCATTGACAAAGCCAATGCCTGCTTGAGCACATACATCTTTCATTGCTTCCCACGATGCTTTCTTGAGTGGGACAGGGTTTAGAATGTTCGTATCCTGCGGGTACTGGATAATCTTATTGATGAACCCTACAGCAGCATACACGCCTGTAATTCTGTGAATGTAAAGGTTATTGCGGTGGTCAGGCACATCAGTCACTGACTGAACTGTGAATGATGCAGAGACATACGGAGCTGCGACTTGGTCTTCCTCTTCCTTCAATGTAGCAGCCGGAGCCATACGCACATTCAATGTATCGCCGATGCGAACATTATAACGGAAGAAGAAACGGCCTGAGTCTGTCAGGACCATGTTAATGGTTGGCAGGGTTGTAAACAAGTTCTCTGTAATGTCTATTGAGTCAATGGCTTCATTCTCAATAGTAATGCCTTTCGTAGCATCTTTAGGGTCGCCAATCCAAACCTGAAGGTCAACATATGAACCTCCAGTATTGCCACCGCCAACTATTGTTTGTCCTTCCTTAGCCATTCTTTACCGTAAATGAAATACCTTTGTTGCCTGTCATCCAGCCGTTGATGTTGAAATTCTTCATGATTTCAGCAGCCTGTGAAAGACCGGCTGGTGCCTTGAAACCCCAGAATACCTTGTCATTGATAGCCAAAAGGAAGTTTGCCTTTTGAACTTTCATATATGTCAAAAAGTGTGTAGCCGCTATTACAAGCTTGAGGTCGTGGGTATTGTTAAACAACTCGACCATTTGATTAGTAAGACTTGCGCTAGGGTTTTTGAGATTTTGAAGCAGTGCCATAACCTTCGCCACCTTTTGTGGGTTCTTCAGCAACAAATTCTGGAGTTCTTCCATTGTTTCAAGGGTTAGGTCCTTTGCTTCTGTGTTTGTTCCAAACTGCGAATAGATGCCATACATCAATGATTGGTTCATTTGCTTGTATGGTCCTTCTGAACCGAAGTTGGCATGCTTGCCCTTAACTTCTATACGGTTGCCATCAGAGTCAACCAAGTCACCCTTCCCTGCTGAGAAGCGTATGTTGTTGAATGTAGCAACAAACAAGAATTCCCCTCGTCCAATAGCAGGGCGTGGAGTAGTCACCTTCAAGCAGTCCTCAACATAAGAAGGCTGCACATACAAATCAATCTTTGCTTTCTTTAAGAATGAACCTAGAGAGATCGGTCCAAAGTCCTGAAACTTGAAATGATTTTCTTTTACCTGTTCAAAGAAATCCGACGCAGGCACCTTCAAGTCCTTCATAAGGATTGTGCCGTGCTTTGACTTTAAGTCGGTGTGCTTACCAAGCTTTTCTTCGGTCCAGTAATCATCAAGCTCTTTCTTAATGTCACCGATGTTAGTGTCATTCTGTATGCGCGAAAACTGGTCGGCAGAAGCGTTGCCGACCTTTTTCATTTCGCCATCATCGTTCTTAATAAAAATCTCAGCCATACTTATTGTATTTATATGGCTGAGAAGGAATTAGGTTAGGAACTTATTATTGTAAGCGTAGTTGAAGTTCATTACACCGTATTCACCGTAGTAACCATTATCCTTATAAAGGATGCGTTGAACTTCTGCCGGGCGGATACCCTTGACAGCGTTCAAGGTCTGGTAGTTACCGTTTGACATCTTACGGAGACGAACGCCCTTGAAGTATAGGTTTTCCTTCGGGTCACCGTTTACGCAGTAGAAGGTATAAGTGTTCGGGTTCTTACCAAGGTTGCCGTTATTTGAAATGTATCTTCCAAATTCAGCCTGTGTTGCCTTCAAGATATCTTCAATGTAGAACTTGTAGCGCATATCGAGAATTTTCAATTCCATTCCCTTATAGCCCTTAGTTCCCTTGAGACCCTTAAGACCGGCAAGTCCCTTCTTACCCTTAAGACCTAGGGTAACTCCCTTGATACCTTTACGACCCTTCCAACCCTTGGTTCCCTTAGCACCCTTTGAACCCTTGATGTAGTCCCAACGGTAGGTGATGATAGGACCAAGCGTTAGCAAGAATGATGTGTTCTTCTTGTAGAAGTCAGAGATAGCCTTATTCAATGCTGCTGTCTTCAACATGCTTGCGTTAGTCTTGATGTAGTTGTCGTGTATCAAGTAGTCAAGTTCACGGATACGGAGCTTCCACTGTTCGTTATGAGCGGTGCGCTTCGTGAAGTAGATTGTGTCAGGTGAATAGCAACCATTCTGCAGGTTAGCAAAGCGTTCTGACAACGAATCATACTTAGCCCAATTACGAACTGCGAAGAAGTCAACTGCCTCGCGGTGTGTCACATTTGAGTCAGGGATTTCATCGTAGTTGTTGTTATGTGTTAAGAGCATACCGTGATTCTCAACAGAGAATACGTTCATACGCTTCAAGTACTGACCAATGTCTAGGTCACAGTTGTTTTCAGGTTTGATGTTGATGTAATCGTCATACAAGTTAAATGCCTGCTGATTTGACATCAGGTTCTTATAGAAGTAGCCATCACCGACCTTAACAACACCGCCGTCTTCGTATGCAACGATTGGGCGATACTTGACCTTTCCTTCGCCGGAACATGTTGGACATAGCCAATGTTTTACGCCGTCACAAGCATCACAAGGAACAATGCCTTCTACGCAAGTAGGACACTTAATCTGACCCCATTTTGTATAAGGCTGAGTACCTCTATAGTTACATGCATCGCAAGCTGCGGTATAACCACCGTCTAAATTGACAATACCATCAAGTTCAATGTTGCTTTCAAAGTCCTGCATGTTTTCATGCGAGAATGTATCATGCATGTTAATGCCTGAGAATGCACGATACCAATCGGTTAGTGTAGAATTATAGCTATGGCTAGTTTGATAGTCAACTTCGCTCTTAAGCGGTTTCATGTTCATGCACTTAGGACAAATCATGCCGTCAGCTTTACCACCAGTAACTGAATACCAGTCTTCGCCAACAAGTATCATGTGATATAATGGGCTTTCAGGACGAGAACCAATTACGTTCTTCATCATTTCTTCGTCCCAGCCTTCTAGTTCACGAGCCTGATCCCATGTAAGTACCTGAGTACCATGACATAGGTCGCATTCATGATAACCAACATTTGGCTTAACTTTATAATAGTAACCCGGAGTTCCGCAGTATCTGTTATTCGCCAAGCTTAACATATCACGATACATTGCCGAATATGTGTAAGTTCCGTCTACTGAATGTGCAGTTGTTGGACCAACTTTATATACGTCAGGACGTGAGCTTGTGGTATAAGTGAAGAGCTTATTACAGCAAGGACAAATGATTCTCTTATCAACCGTGTGATTTGTTTCATCATAGCCACCACCGCCACCACAGTGTTCACAAACCTTAGGTATAGAAACAAGTGTTTTTGTTATGCGTCCGCCGTGAGGTGCATAAGGATATACATATGATGTTTGTGCTGAACAGGTTTGCTTGCTAGTGTAAATGGTAGCGTCTTCAAAGTTAGGTACCCAAGTTGGTGCTCTTTCAGTTTGCTTTGTGAAGCCAATCAGATCGTTGTGTTCACCATCTTCATCGGTGTATACTTCATAAAATTCACCGTAGCAAGTGTTTTCATCAATACCAGTACCTTCACATGCAGTACATGGGTTTTTCACCAATGATGCATAAATCTTAAGTCCGATAGATGCTGAGAATGCACCGCTGGCACTATCGCGGTCACCCATACCACTACATGTAGGTAGCCATGCAAGAATCTTTTCTCTATTATCAGTGCTTGCCCATGAGATATTACCATCATCAGACAATGATGCAGGATCGGGTTCAACAAGCAAGCCGCTACATAGAGGGCACAGCGCAGTTTGAGCATGTACCACACATTCAGGACATTCAACAATTTGTGTGCCGTGGCATTCAGGGCATTCATATCCGCCTGTTCCTGAACAGGTTGAGCAAACTTGTTTGTCACCGCCACACAATTCACAAGGAATTGTCGGATCATCGCCGGTGTAGCCCTGACCGCTACATGCGGTACATGTCATCAATGTTTCATGGCAAGTAGGGCATGCAGAGTATCTCGGTGCATGTTCATAGCTTTCAATGTAGCCCAAGCCACCACAGTCAGGGTCAATCATTTGACCATAGCCTGAACAATCAGGACAAGGCAGCCATGCGGTGGTTGATGTGTCAATAATTTCCTTCTTACCTGAGCAAAGTCGGCATTCGTAAATAGCGTCATTTGCCGAAACATAATCTTGGCATGTGTAGAAGCCTTCCCAATCATCAGGGTTAACACCTGAATGAGAATTCTTACCTAAACATATTGGGCAAACCTGTGATGGGTCATCATTCAAATAACCCTTACCGCTACAGTTAGTGCAGATGTCAGCTGAGTAGTTCACATAGCCAAATCCATAACAGCTAGAGCAAGTGACAGTAGGATGTCCGGTGACAACACCGCGAGGTCTACCATCTTCACCAGTACATGTAGTACATAGGATACGGCCAGTACCTTCACAGTGTTCACACATTTCATATTCTTTATTGCCGCAAGCGTTATGATTACCAAATACAACGGCGTCATGACCGAAGTTTGAAAGCAATCCCTTATGGCCAATGAAGAAGTTGTTGTAGCCGTTGAACTCAACTGATGAAACGTTCAAGCCCATCATTGACAAACGGCCAGGGAGACCGTATGCACCGAAGTGTCCATCGCCGCCACAGCGTGAGCATTCTTGTGCCGCTAGCTTAACGACGAATGCGAGGTTGCTTACTGCGAATGAGCAGTTAGCTCTTACATCAGCCGCAAATGCTTCTGCGTCTTCCAGCGTTGTGAAACCCCATGCTGGGTCAATGTATGGGTCGCCTGTGTTCAAAGCATTGGCAACTTCTTCTGCCAAAACATTTATTCTTGGGTTAGGATAATTCGTAGGTATTTCACGACCGATGTCACCGCTGTGCTGGAATGTATCATCTTCCTTATAAACAACGGAATCATACGCAAATCCGTTATATTCAATGACAACGAAATACAGGTCAGTACCAATCTTACCTGTGCCGTCACAATCAGGACAACGATAAACATCACCACTGACAGGATCATAGCCGTTTGTTGCTGTGAATGCCGAAGCACGCTGAGCAGCAATAGCTGTCAAGCCAAATTGGTCTTGTCCAAAAATCTTTTCAGAGTCAATGATTAAACCACCGGAAATTGCAGATGCAGATGTTCCGCGTGAGTCAATCACATGAGTGTCGTATGATGAGGTTACGATTCTGTTGTCTTCGCTCAAAATCATTGAGCCGTCAAACATACCAGCGGTATTGTCATTTGACTTGATGAACAAATCGTTCTCACCAATTTCGTGATAGCCACGGTCACACAATAGACGCATATAACCAGAGGTCTGGTCAAACTTAGAGTCATCGTAGTTTGCGTTTTCGCGCTTCGTTGCTCCGCCGAACAAGTCAATTCTTGTCGCAGCAGTAGGAGCCTTTTCATTCATCTTGAAATAGCTCGGATCATATTCAAAGCCGATGCTCTGAGCTGCGAAAATATCGCCCGATGTCTTACCACCGTAAGAAAGCAACAACTGAGGCTTGACGAACTTATCATCATGTTCGTCAAAGATGTTCACTCTCGGAGTGACATTGAAGATGTTGTTGTTCTTGTATGTATTAGGGATAAGATTGAGCGTCTTATCCATATAGGCAATGCCTTCGTTTTCAATCTTCTTGCCGTTTTCAAGTTCAACACGAGTCTTATATTCCTTGCCCGATGGAACAAGGAATGCGCCTGGAAGGTCCAACTTAATTGTAGTCTGGTCCTTCTGATTTGAGTTCTTCATGATTTCGGCATAGTCTTCATCAAGCTCAACCGGAGAAGGAAGCTCACCGAGCTGCGACAAAGAGAACTGCACGTTAATCGTAAATGCAGTGTCCTTTGTAATTACCAAGCCTTTTGACTTTTCAGCAAAGCAAGGGCTGTCACCTGCGCCGAACCAAATCCACATAGCGATGTAGGATTTCTTCTGTGTGATAACATGCCACTTATCTTCGGTGTATTTTTCACCGATTAGAACGATAGCACGGTATGTGCCCATGATACCGTTTCTTGTCTTGTTGTTCAATGCTGAGTTGATGCGAATCTTGTAAGTACCAAACTTTTCCCCACCAAGGACTGTGCCTTTATCATCTGTTGTTTCAGGAACCGTCAATTCCAAGCACGGTTCAAAAGTGACATCAAACAGGTTGTTTAGGATGTCAGAGTCGTGCTTGTCTTCATCAGTCACAAGAACACAGTTGTCACACAATTCTTCAAGAGTAATATCCTCAAAGGCGTATGCATCAGCATACTTCTTTTCAAGCCACTTCTTTGTGTCATTGACAAAAGCATATCCTCGGATCACGCATTTGATACCGCGTTCAGCGAGGATAGTGTTGTTTTTGAAATCTGATGTATGTATAATCTTCATGTTATAACTCTTCTTTAATTATTTATACTGAAGAAACCAGTCATGTTGTTGCTGGTATCTCTCAGATACAAATACTGAAGAGAGTTATAAGCAGAGACTCTGCGAATGTCGTATGTCTTTGTTAGACCATCGCCATTTCTATACATACGGTATGATGTAACGGTTGTTCTAAAGTCAGGGTCAGCCTTTGTTGCCGTTGTCTGATAGGTAACGTTGATTATTGAGTTGGACTTAAGAGCCGAAATATCAGTCTTGAAGTATTCTTCAAGGTTTGTGGCAGCGCTGATAACAATGCTCTTGTTAGTAGGCATTGTGTTGTTAATTGCCTGAACCTTATCGGTGTAGCTGTCAATGACGTTCTGGAACTCCTTCATAGAGTCATAGACGTTCAACTTAGCATACACTGATGAGAACGGGATGTCATATCTTGCACCCTTACAGAAGGCCGTGATACCGCTAAAGCCATATCGTGCAGAGTTTTCAGGATGTGTATAATCAGAGATACCCACCCAACCCTTACGGTTGACGGTGAACAAGTTATGGCGATAGAAGTTAACCATATCGCCGCGTTCGCCTTCGCCCTTACAGCCGATGGCATTGAAGAAGCGGTTATTGTCATTTGAGCCATCAAGCAAGTGGCTAATCTTCTTCAAATAATCTTCCGATACGAAACCGTCACCAACAATGAGCACATTGTCAGGATCCTTGTCATTCAAGTTGAAATGACCAAGAAGGATCTTATCGCCCTGACCCTTGACATATGTCAAGCCACGACCGATAGCAATTAGGTTGCCACTGTTGTTATTCGTGTAGCCATACATATTACCGATTTCAAGATCGTGCTGTGAGTATTCACTGAACACGTGCTTTGCTGACGGCGTTGAAATGTATGTGCCGTGGAAGTCATCGTTGTTGTGACCGTTGATGAATGAGTAGTCAGAGTCAAGCAAGAAGTGCTGTGACAAGTGACCACCAACGGTATACGGTGTCCAAACAACTCTACCCTTATGACCCTTGACTCCCTTGTCTCCAGAGTAGCTAGAGGTGTAGTAAGTTGAATACCACGGTGTGACAACAGAGTTATCAGTCTCCATGAATGTCACATTGTTTGTGCCTGGGAACTGATGGAATACCGATTCCGTCCCAGACTGAACGACGTTAAAGTTCGAGTTGATGAAGGAGATGTTGTTTGCCGCGTGAGCATAAAGGATGTTGCTATCAGAGTTGATGAATGTGTTATCAAACGCTGATGTCGGCAATTCGTTTTCTTGTGAGTAGATGAAAGAGTTGCCGTAGATACCCTTTATGTTCTGATAAAGGTTGTTCACGCCAAGCAATTCAACGTTGATGCGTTGCTTACCGGCGCCTGCCAATTCAAAAATTCTGAACAAAGGAGCACGACCACCTGAAGCATAGTTAAATGCTAGGCGTTGACCGTTCCATGATTTGTTTCCTTTGTTGTTAACCAACGAGAACATCAACTGCGGTGTAGATTCCGCAATTCGTTCAGTACCCTGAGACATGATGTTCAACTTAGAGAATACATCATACGGTTTAATTTCTTCATCAGGTACTGATGTGATGAATAACTTATTTACAGTTTCATAGCTTTCACAGTCATTCAATGTATTCGTTGAAGCATCATTAGCAAGGTGAATGCCTTGGACCAAACCCTTTTCATTATAGCCTTCAGGCATTTGGTTTTGAATGTCAACGATAGCGTCTTCGCCGTTTTCATCGTAGGCATATCCTACATGCATTTCAACATTCATGACAAGGCGATCTTTCTGTTCCTTCAAGATCATCAACTTATCAACAGCGAAGTATGAAATTGCGAACAGTACCGGCTTCTGTGGGTCAAGAATGTCTAGGTTATCATCCTGTGGTTCATTCTTGAACGGACGAGCAATATAGATGATACCGTCAAAGGTTTGGTCACCTGTCACATCAGTTACGTCAACAAGTTCACGGTTAATGACAACATCATATGAAACATAGGTGTTGTCATAATTGTTCATTTGCTCGTCTTCTTTGCCGTCGCCATCAGCGTCGGTGTAATATGATTCGTCATAGTTGTATGCGTGCTGCAGAGGGAACAGATGATTTTCAACATCGTCCCAGGCATTTGCATACTGAATAGCATTTGGGCGGTGAAGGTTGTTGTCATACGAATAAGTGACGCCCTTGAAGATGACGTTCAGGTTTTTCTTAACATCATCAAGCGTAAAATCACGAAGGCAGTTGAAGTCAAATTCATCGTCCTTACTGCCGGCGTCCTGACCCTCTTCGTCTGTGCCGTCATTGTCAATTTTCAAGCACTTTTGTTGGAGCCATCCGTTGACATCCTTAAACAAAGCATAGCCCTGCAGAGCAAACTTAAAACCGTTGCCCTGCTTATAAATGTTCGCCTGTCCCTGGCGAGTAATAACGCATTCTTTTTGTTCTGCTCTATAACTTGACATAGCTTCTTAAATCCTTTTTATATTTATTCCAAAGGTTCGCAATAACAAATTTCAGTTCCAGGCACATGTCTGATTTGGGTTGTCATTGTTAAGTCAGCACAGTCATCAAGATTGGTAATTCTGATACGGATTTCCAAACGAGTCTTGACACGGTTAACAGCGGCAGCCTTTTGTTCTTCAGTCAATTCGTCGTCTGCCATGATTGCTGCGATGAGCTGTTCACGAGCTTCATCAGCCTTGTCAGCAGCGTAATTTTCAAGGTAGTAGACTGGCTTTACAAATTCAGCCAAGTGAGTAGCCATTTCACCATCCTTAGGATAGATGTAGAAACCGCTGTCACACATTGTAATGTCAATGTCTGTCAACTTCATTTCCTTGATGAACTCGAAGTGTTCAGTGTCACCTGTCACATCGAGGTCGTATGTTGTTTCGTGTGTCCATTCACCAGTCGGATCATACTTATCACGAATGTCAACTTCATAATTGATGTCATAATCAGCGTTCATCTTGAAGATGAATTTGTGTCGTGATTCGTTAATCATTGTTGAGAGCAATGTGTAAGCATTCTCCATATCAGCAGGGCTTACTTCACCTACTTCCTGTTTTGTCTTTTCAGTGGCAATGCTGTGCGGCACAAAGTTAACCCACAAGCGTGTGGCATGCATGACCCTCCAGTCTACTCTTGTTCGTTCAATCATTTCAGCCAGTTCTTCATTCTTCCAAGTGAGCGTGTATAGGTAGCTGTCATCGCCTTGTCCTTCAAAGTCATCATGAACATACGGGTTCACGAGCCAATGCAAATCGTATTCAAAGATGATTGTGTACTTAATCAAGTTCAAGATACGAACGATAGGCTTGATACTCTTGATGAAACGAACGAATACTTCAAGGTTATCGTTGAAGGTAGGGAAGTCAACGTTTAGCGAGTTGAACTCAAGGTTGAATCTTGAGGTCAAGAAGTGTGAGGTGAAGTCAAACATGCGGTCTTCTTCAACGAAGTCAGGATGTTCTTCAACTTCCGGTCCTAGCTTACACCACAAGTTAATCACCTTGCAGCTCAGTGAGAACATCTTCATTGCGAACACCATACCCTTGACAGAACCCTTAAGCTGGTTATACATCGGAAGGTTCTTCAAGGCATACTTCAAAATGTCAATGACATCGTCTTCAGTTCGGCCGTTGATGTAAGCGGCTCTCTTAGGTGTCTTGCCGTCCTTTTCATAGATGATTTGACCGTTGGCGTCCTTTACCACTGCAGGGTTGCTGAAGCCAAGGTTTAGGTCAATCATTGTCTGTAGGTCAATGTTATATTCCATACCGAACTGCTTAGCATAATGCCAAATCATGCCATGTTCAATTCGGTCAATATCATTGAAGTCACCGATCTTCGCAATCTTTTCAAGGATTGAGATATTGGTGCCCTTTGTCATATTCGTGTAAACGGTATTCAAGTAAAGTTCAAAGAACTTGATGAACTCGAAGTAATCAGTGTTTCTTAAGTACTTCGGAACATAACGCTGGATGTTATACTTACGACCTTCGGAGTCCATAACAATCCACGGACCATCGCTTTCAATAGCGTAGGTCGAGGTCTGTATCATATCATCAAAGATCTTGACGCCTGTATGTAGCCAAGCTTCAATGTCAATGTTGCCACCCTTCGCAATGTTTATGACCTTGAAACGAATCACGCCTGTTGTTGCGTATTGTGAATCGTCGTATGTGCTGATGTCAATGTCAGCACCGCTGAACATATCGTGAATTAGGTCATTAGGTTGTTCATCTTTACCTGGTCCTGCTAGACCAGCCATAATGTCAATCGGCCAGAAGTCTGTATTCGGGTTATAGACTGACACCCAAACAGAGCCTAAAGAGTTTTCATCAACTACTCTGTTTGCTGGGTCATGGTCATAGAACTTAATTACCAAAGGCTGCAGTTCGGAGATATCGTCCATTGAGTCAATAAGAACCCACTTACGCTTTTCGCTGCCGTTTCCTCCGAATGTATATGTTGAAACGTTGCCGGCTTTATCCCATACAGATATTGCTAAGCCATCGTCATTAAGGCGTTTCACTTCAGGGTCAGATGCGCCGTAAAGCAAATCAAACTGAACCTTGTATGTATGGAAACCATCTGACGAAATCTTCAATGAGTATTCGTCAATGTAAGGCATGTTAGTTAATGGGTCAACGCCGATGATTGGGTTCGGGTTTTCCTCAGATGCAGTTGGTTCCTTTTTACGGTCATACTTATAGATGACAATTTCAGGGTCAGTTTCCGATGCTGGGATAGTCACTTCAAAGTTCTTGAAGTCAAGGCCTGCTTGGTCTCTGAAAATAAATTCACAGTGGCGCTTTACATCGCGGCGTGTTTTCTTATCGCATATCCAAACATATTCGGTTCCTTTATCGGAAACAAATGCAGGCGGAACGTTGTCAATAACCACCGTCTCAATTGAGTTGGTGATGGTGATGAATGAAGAACCTGGTGAGAGATAGCGAGTAGGGTTCTTCGGGTGAGACGCATCCCACTTCTTTACTTCGTCTTCATGATATTCAAGCCAAGGCTCCAATGCGTCCCAGACGAATTCATCATGCTTAATGATAGCTGACGCAGGTTCCTTTCCTGACTCATCAGCTGTAGCTCTGAACTTCCAAGTAGTGCTATTGCCTGTTTCGGTGAATGGATAGAACTTGATAGTGTCATCTGTAATCTGTTCATAGTTCCACTCGAACAGCCATGTCGTGTCAAATCTTAGATAGTCATAGCTAAAATCAAAACTGCTATTCTTAATCATTTACGCCTCGTTCCACAAGCTAAGCGTTTCAAAGCTGCGACGGTCAAGCGATGTGAAGTTAATCTTCGGCCAGTCCTTTTCACATTGCTTAGCATAATTTGAAACAATGAATATACGGTTGATGACAGGGTTCTTGACGATGATCTTCGTCTCACGCTTCGTGTTGTTCGCAACATGTCGGTCGAGTTCTGGACGATACTTCTGGAGCTTCTTCACCAAGTTGGCACGAAGCACAGATGCAGCCTTCTGCAGTTCGCCTTCATCGCAAGAATCAATGAATGAATAAAGGTCGCTAGTCAGAAGCACATTCTTTTTGAATGATTCCCAATCTGTCGTCAACTCCTGCTTCTTTCCAGCAGGTAGAGCAAAGGCATTGTCATTGAACCAATTTGAAATGTTTTGAGCGTTCCACAAGTACTTTTGAATGACCGTCATTTTCAGCTGCTTGATTTCGTCCTTGAATGTTTCGGAATAAGTGACGAAGTCAGTCCATTCTTTCGTGTCTTCATTTGACACGACCTTCGCTGTAAATTCATCAAAGGAGCGAAGTCCTTCAACTTGAATTAGGCAGTCAGCGTGGTGGAACGGGTTATTGCCCTGTGAATAAAGTTCTTCAGGGTTAACCGTAATTTCGTATTGTTCAGCCTCACAGATTTCCTTTAGGGTATCTACTAAACGAGAATATGGGCACTGAACATAGCCCATAAACGATTTCTGAGACAGAATGCCCTGAAGGTCTTTTTGCTGAACCGGCAGGGTTGTCTTTTGAATGTTGAATACTTCTGAATAATTTAACATAGCTATCTCTTTTTGTATTTATACGGTTGGAATAAATATAAAGTATGGAGTATAACATTTCAAATTACAACGGCAAGTGGCTTGCCTACGGAAATAACTACTTCCTTTTAAGAACAGTAGTGAACGGCGACGTCATTAAGATGGACGGTGTTATGCAAGAATTGCCGTCATTGAGCTTCTCGTCTGAATGGGAAGCCTCGCCGGCCGCGACTTTAGGTGATGAACTTGGCAAGTTGGCAAATTCAGAATTCCTTGAATTTCTGTCTCAAAAGGGTAATGCCCAAAACGGCACGCACATGGTGAATGCCGACCAGATGACTTCAAGAACATATAAGTCTGGCTCAAAGCTATCGTTTGATTTGAAGTTCCGTTGCTATACCGGACAAAAGGTTGGTCCATACAAGACAAGATCCGCTAGAGAATGGATGCAGTTCTTGTCACTTACAACGCCTGTGAACAGCAACTGCGGCGTCAATGTTGAAAACCTTCTAAACAATATCCCAGCAGCTGCTGATGGCGCTGTTGCTTTGTTCAAAGCACTTCGTGAAGGTGACCCTGCTGACAAGGAAAAAGGTGACGATAACAAAGATCTTACGCCGATGTCAGAACAGGTCAAGAAAATCCAGACTGAAAATAAAGGCGCTGACTACGTCAATAATGTGGTTGAAGGTATGTCAGATGAAGGCAGCGGAAAGCGTGATAAAGAACAGGCACGCATTGCAGCGCAGAACATGGACTCCGCGATGCAGAGCACAAACGCTGACCCTGGCCTCACATCCGATGCCAAGCTTGACAAGCCTAAGCTTTATGGTGCTAACATTTTCAGGTTGAGAATTTATCCGTTCATTTTCAGAACATCATTTACAGTTGTCGTAAAGTCATGGTCAGTCATGCCGTCCCGTGAATGGAACATTGACACAAAAGACCATTACTATTATGATTTCAATATCCAAGTTGAAATGGACCAGGTTCCTTCCTGTCCGACTTGGCAGAAATTGTTTACTTAATCGTTTTCTTTGAGAAGAAGCGGCTCACAAGAGCGTTTGACGGACACATGTTCGTTTCAAGTTCAACATCAAAGTCAACCCACAAAGGCATTGGAACTTCTTCAATGTTTTCGTTTGACTCACCCTTCGCTGCGACGAATTGCTGGCTTGGTGAGATGCTTACGCTTTTCACAATCCAGTCAAGGTTTGAGCAACCGTAATTTCGAGTAGTCACCAAAACCGTAAAGCCACCGCGCTGTGTCTTGTTGCCGTCAGATTCCAATGTAAGTCCAGCGACATCGCCAACTGCTGCAAGCGTATATTTTGCAGCAGCGCCAACAAAGCTGGTATCGTCAGGTCTGCCCTTTACAGCAGTGCCTATTGCTTCGCCAGTATTAGCCACGCTTCTAGCAGCATTAGCCACAACACCCAATGTTGCGGTGCTCAATGTATACTGCTTGTAAGGTGAAGTGACATAGGCAAAGAACTTGATAACATCGTGATAAGAAGCATCACAGGCACGGAAGCCTGTAGGATCAGCCGTTTCATTGTAGTAAGATCTGAATTTTAACTTAATTGAAATTGGCTCGCCTTTTTCAACCACTTGTTGTGACCATGCATCAGTAGCGACTGGAGTGAACAGTTCAGGTCCAGATACCATTCTGACGAACTTGTTGCTCATCAGTTCATTTATCTTACCCGCAACAGATGCAGCCGCACCGTCCTTCCAGCTTGTTGAAATCTGGAATGTAATTGGTTCAAGCGGAATGAAAGAAAAGGTATACATTGGCAAGAACCCACCGTCCTTGTCATAGTTAGGGTTAAACACGGTTAGCCTAACTGTTGAGTTCTGCACTGGGGCAGCATACTTATCGTTTTTTCTTTGAGGTGCCTTAACCGTTAACATCTATTACCACCAACTGAATAAACCTTTGTCCTTTGAATCCTTAGGAGCCGTCTTGTAAATTGCGTCAACCACATCCTTCATTGATGCACGAACTGCAGCCATCTGCAAGCTGAATGCTTGAGCAGTGACAAAGTTAGAAGGTACTCCCTTAAGAGTTGTTGTCTCTTCATTAACACCTTCAGTGTCTGTAGGAACGATTGTGTTAATTCCACTTTCAATGACGGATGTTTCCGCATTGGTAACTGTATTCGTAATTGCAGTGGATTTCGCAATTCCATTCTGTTTCATTGAAACTGCCTGCAGAACGTCCGCGATAAGAGCCGCAATCTGTCTGCTGTTCTCAACCAATGGTTCCAAAGCCTTCGTGAATGAATTACTTCCGACGAGTCCCATCAACCAGCCCACAAGCGGCATACCGAACAAGATTGAGAGATATGCCCCTGTAATGACGTTCAGGTCATTTAACATTCCAGCAATTAGCAATTTTGTCTGACTTGAAATCGTCTTTGAAACATCGGTAAATAGGCTGCTAATCTTGCTCATGGTACCTTGGTAAGCAGCGTCAAAGTTTGTCGCCACTGTTTCCATTGCAGTCTTAACAGGTTCAATGATATTTTCAAAAGCCTTAATAAATCCTTCAGCCACAAGTGTAGCAAAGACACCGCCAACCTCAAAATTGGCAGTTAGAGCCTTGATGGAAAGTTCCTTCAATTCATCTTCAGTAATTTCCTTCTTCGGTTCTTCTTTCTTTCCGAATCCGAACAGACCCTTAATAAATCCACCTGCCGCAGAACCAATAGCCTTAAGCACTGTAGCCACAACATTTCCGATGGAATCCACGATGCTAGTGATAGCACCCATGATAGCGTCAATACCGCCAACTACCAATGAAAGAATTGCCTTAGGAATGAATGTTATCGCTTCGGTAAGAACTTCTATTGCTGTGTGCATCATGTCAGTGATGATCTTGCCTAGCATTGGAGCAATTTCAGCAAATGCCTTTATAGCATAGACGATACCGTCCACTATCACCTTGACCACTTCAAGCAGTGCCTTTGCCAAAGCAACGACGATAGCAGCCAATGCAACGGCAATCATTACGCCGATAAGCAATACAGCTGCGATAAGCACAACTGACACAAGTATGAATGCAGCAGCCACAACAGCGACGGCAGCAGCGACTAACGCAAATTCTGCCCAGTCAGCAGCAACTGATGCGACGGTCTGAACAATCATCATCGCGAACTTGAATGCCAAATAGACTGCTTCCTTCGCAATCTTCCATGCAAAGTATGCACCTGCAGCCGCAATTATGAATGCGACTACACCGGCAATAGCCGCTTCAACAGATGTATTGAAGTAGCCCTTAATAAATCCATAAAGCAACAAGCCGAACACGATAAGCATTGGCACGACCTTCGTTAAGAATGTCATAACCATTGTGACTGGGTTCAATGCCTTGAATGCAGCCATAGCCATTGAAGCAGCAATTAACTTGCTGTCAAGTGGCGGAACATCACCGCCTCCGCCTCCACCGCCTTCTTCACCCTTCTTGCCTTCAATAACCTTTGTCTTAGCAGCGCCTTGCTTTTTCATTTCCTTGCTGATGTTTGTCCATAGCTTACCATACTTGGTATTTTGAACATATTCCTTTGCAGCAAGTTTAGCCATCTGCTTCAAAATTGAGCCTGTGTTCTTCAAGTGAGACACTAGGCCTTCTGACTTGTTTGAAGCCATGCTCTTTGTTGTCGCATCAGTAAGGTTAGCAAGGCTAGCCTCTAGGTTTGATGCGTTTTCTTGTTCGTTGCTAACAAGCTCCTTGACGCCATCGGTCAAGGATGTCAAACTCTTTGCGGATTCTTCTTGTGTCTCTGCTGTTTCAACAGACACCTTGTAGTTATCAAGGAACGCTTCCTTGATTTGTTCAAGTAAGTCATTACCCAGGAGAGCAATTTCATTGCTGTCCGCTTGCAGGTCGAGTGACTGCTGAGCTTTCTGAGCATTAAAATAATTCTGTAAATCCACGCTTTACCTCTAAATTATTTATTAGTAAAGCCAGGTTGTCTCAACGCCAAAGGATCCTGTGATTTCAGATTCGGCATGGTAGGATGTTTCCCTATCGCCTTCAAATTCAGCAAGGCGGCGAGCAATCTCCTTTTTCCATTCCTCTTGTATCATTTCTTCTGTCTTGACAATCTGCACTTGCTCTTCGCGATATGCCTGCATTTCTTCATGTGCTTTTGCAGACGATTCACGAGCAATCTTCAAATGGCATTCACGAGAGCAGCAGTTCTGATAGCCGGTTGACAACTTCAAGAATTTGGTCGGCTTGCCGCAAACTTGACAAACGCCTTCGCCTTCCTTCTTCATGAACTTGTCATAATACTGCTGGGCGTTCATGTCATGTTCTTGCTTGATATGGCGAGAGAACGCTAACGAGGCTGCATTATAGCTACGGCCAGATATCTTAGCACCGCACTCTTTACATTCAAGTGTGGTTTCTTCGGCATGCGACTCTTGCCATTTCTTAGCACAAGAAATACAGCAGAACCTGCTATAACCTTCTGTTAGGTTAATGAATGAAGTCGGGTTGCCACACTGTTCGCAGCGACCTTCATCCGGCTTCTTTAAGCACTTGTCATAATATGTTTGAATGTCAACGCCGTGCTTTGACACGATATGCGTGCCTAGCGTCTTTAGCCCATTAAATACACCACCGCAAATTTTGCAGTGGTTCTCGTTTGATAAAATCACAGACATTTTACTTTATGTCGGAGCCCTTCATATCAGTCGGTCTCTCGACCCCTTCATCACCTTGTTCTACAACGAATTCCAATTCTTCCACTTCAAAGGTAGCAATCATCGTTCCCAATTCAGCAGCACTATACTTGAGGTCAATAGTGCTTAGGTTGTTGATGATGCAGTGCTTGAAGCGAATCTTTGACAGCACACGCCCATCGTTATCAAGGAAGCAAACCTCAATAGCGTCAATGCAGTCAAAGCGAAGTAGTTCTTCACCTTTCAAGCTCTTCTTGCCACATGGCTGACCGTATCTCATGTGATACAGCCAAGATGCAAGCAGCCAATAGTTAAAAGCATGTTCATCAATCTTGAACTCAATAGTCACAGTCTGCAAGTCACGAGAACCAATCGGGCTCGGATGCAACTGTCTATATTGTCCAGTGGTTGAATAAAGCATAGGAATAGACAAGTCAGGAATGTTAATTCCCTTTAGGTAGTTGTTCAGCACATGAATGTCAATTCCCTTATAGCCAGTCATATTAGGCACATTGGAAAAACGCACCTCAAACTTGTTTTTATGGAATTCATTTATTTGTGTTGTTAATCCTGGCATGATACTCCTTAAATGGCGACAGTCACTCTAACTTGGTTCTGAGAGAATGTCGGCACATTTGCAGTTGTTTCAATGAACTGCGTAATTTCATACATCTTAACATTGATTGTGTTATTCGGCTCGGCTGCTGAGTGGTGACCTGTGTATGATGGTACTAGCTTAACCGCTGTTGCTGTTGGTTTGATATCTTCAGTTGTTGTCTGAGCACTTGTTGTGCCAATCATAAACGGAATAGGCATTGATGACAAGGCAGCGATGTCGTAAATCTCTGACTTGAACTTACCCCAGTTATAATGATAGCCAGATGTTTCAATATCCTCAGTAATGAATGCGCTTGACTTGATTGTGTAAAGCGGTGTAATCAATGTCTTGTCAAGATCCTTCTGTGGATTGGCTGGGTCATTGGCCATTGTCAGTGGTGTGTTGTTGCCATAGAAGTGGTCACCGTCAACCGTAGGATCGTTGAACACATAGTCAGGGCGATAATCATCTTCAACATCGTATGATGAAGTTTCGCCTTCAATAGTCTTACCTGTAATGGCACGAGTATGAATAGGCACAACAGGGTCAACTGTTGGCGGGTTCAACTCTAGAGGATCTGTGCCTGTGTATTTCTCCATGTCGCCTGTAAGCAAGCGAGGCATCAAGCAAACTTCAAAGCGAGCGATATTCTGATAGTCCAGCGCACAAACCACAACCACTGACTGGAACTTGTATTCAGCGTTTGGCTGTGGAATGAAACGGAATGTCAAACTCTTCTTATCCTTTGATACCCAATACTGCATACCGTTCAAGATAAGCGTTTCATCATCGGTATTCGCAAAAACGTCACTCTTAACGACGCCGTGAACAGCGCCAGATACAGCCGAGGTTTCATATGTAGGGCTGCCGTCACATGTGATTGACAACATAGGCTTGCTGATTTCAGATATGTATGTTTGAATACCTGGGCGAGGCGGTGTTGCTGATGAGACACCGTATTCACATTCATCAACCTTTACGTTAGCCTCGTCCATTGTGTCCGATAGCTGTTTCACAATCGTGTTGATTTCATCTATCGCTTCGCCAGTAGCATAATGCAAACGCCCTATCTGTTCATCATAGAAACCTGATACTTCGGCAAATGTATATGTATCAGGGTAAAGAGCATGAGCCTCAGCACCTTCAACTACGATGTCGGTGCGAGCATCTCTTGTTCTTTCATAGCTGTGCTTAACTTCCAGCAAGTCAGCAATTTGCTGAGCTGCGTCAGCAGAATGGAATTGGTCAACAACATCAATTCTGAAGTCAGGCGCAGTCAAGTCTATTTCGTCAATCGTGTCTGATGTGACTGTCACCGTGCAGATGAAGCCATCATACTCCGATTTAACATACATTGCCATAAATTAGCTCCTATACTTATATGTGATGTTCAGACGGACAACAGGCAATTCATTTGTCATCGAGAAGTTCACGATGTTGTTGTTATCGTCAAGAACGGAGTCACATAGGGTCACCTTAATCAGTTTATATATATCCACCACAAGATTTGTGATTTGGGTCCAGAGCTGACCATCCACATCTTCCTCGTTCATATCAGTGTATGAAGAGTAATAGTACTTGGAGATGATCTTCGGCACCATATACTGCCAATAAGATTTTTCAGTCAATTCAGTTTCCATTTGGTTCTGGATAGCACCCACACGCTTAATCGTTTCTTGACGAGTGATTTCATCCATTGACTCAACGAAGTATGGCAAAGCAATGGCACGGTCTGCTTCATACACGACAGTGGCATTCTGAATCCATTCCTTCAGGTCGTTCTGAATTGAGGCAACCTGCGAAGGTGTCAAGCCATAAGACGAAGCGTTTGATGTTGAGAAGTTTGTGGTTGATGCAAAGTCATCCTTTGAAGTGACATACAAATAAATCATTGTCTGACGGTTAATCACATCAAACTTTGAACGCTGCTGATAACCATACATCGAGATGATGACGTTATCGCCTGACTCAACAACTTCATACGGCGTGAACTGGACTTCGTTTCTGTAGTCCGTTTTCTGGTCAGCGCTGTTGTAGGCATACAAGCGAATCTTGAGGTTCTTGTTCCTCAATGCTTCAGCGTTAATCTGGTTGCCATTTGAGTCAGTCTTCGGCAATGTGATAACATTGTAGTTAGCATTGTTGCCTGTGTTATTGTAAATCGGTGAGCCAGGAAGGTTCTTGTTCAAAGAGTAGATCTGGGTATAGGTCTTGTTGCTGATGTTGTAAGACAGAACGTTTTCCTGTCCCTTAATCAGTTCAGAGACCTTTATATCCAAGTTAATAGCCTTTGTCTCATTACGGTTAGCGAAGAACTTCAGGATATCTGCCTTATAGATTGGCGAACCAAATGAAGTATGTTCATCTAGCCATTCATAAATCTCATTTTCAACTTCACGCTTGTAATTGCTCATCTTAGCAAGCGGGTCAATTTCAACGGTGCCAACGACATCGTAGTACTGAACAAACGGAGGCATTGCGAATACCTTGCTGTTCATAATCATCTTCGGTGCGATGTTCTGACGAATCTTCTTGATGTTCTTCAACCACTGCTTTGATGGGTTTCGTTCATACTGCTTCTGATAGAAGGAGTTGAAACTCATGAGCATCTTCAAGTAGTCAGTCAAGTGGTCAAGATATGCAGAGCCTGAACCGTAAACGGTGAATGCACCGAATGAGTTGTCATCTTCATCAAGCACATTTCTGACGCTGTTTATCTTACCGTTGATGTTATAGGTACTTGCTGCAATAGCATAGCATATACAGTTCTGCAGGTACTTATAGGTAGTCGTGCCACCTTCAAAGATTTCTTCAATTTCTTCTTGTCCCCATGCTCCGGCGTTTTTAACACGGACAGGTGAAGTCATAGCCTTAAACCAGCTGACGAAATCCTGTTCAGTGACAAGGCGTCCAGCTGCAGCGAAATACTTCGGTGCATTGTTCTTGATGCTCTGTTGTGTTTCAAAATCAGAGCCACCGGTGATGTCAGAGTTCAATAGGAACTGAATGTTCTGAGTGATGTCAATAATTCCAGAAGGCTGTGAGGCATAGAAGTGTGTTGTTGTGCTGAACATTGAACCTGTTGTGCCCAATGTATTTGCAGCAGCACCCTTAGTCTTCAAGTAGCGGATATAGATGTTATCATCAGCACGGAGCAAACCGTTATTACAGATGATGCCATCACCGAACTGCAAACGAACAGTCTTGTCCTGGTTCGTTGTAATGCAGCAAACCTTTAGCGGATCATTTTCATCCGAATCTTCAAATTCTTGAATACCTTCATTGAGGTAAATTGAACAGTCTTCAATATCGTAGAGGCTCGTTTCACGCCATGCTTCTTCTTGGTTCTTACCAATACCAACCTTGGTAAAACCATAGATCTTGTAGAACTTGCCACGGCTGTAAGCAGTAGGATCACGACGGCCATACCAGTTTGACCATTCAAGATCGTTGATGTCATAGTACTGATAATTCTTGCCAAGCTTTCTCAAGTTTGAAGCACCGCGAATTTCGTGTGTTCCAATTTCACCTTGGAAAGCCTTAATCGGATAAGCATCGGCAGAGTTATACATCTTAACGCCGCCAAGTGTCCAGTACTTCATGCTAGATGAGTTCTTGGCGAAAATCAATGTCTTAGACCATGTTGATGACTGACCGTCACGAATATCCTGTTCATCAAATGTATATGAATAGTCGCTTGACAACATATAACGGTAGTTATTGAATGTCAGGTCAGCGTCTTCTTGCGTGAAGAATACGGTAGCACCTGCCTGAAGTGATTTAGGCAGTGGTCCCTTAATCTTAATAGCAACTTCGCATTCAGCCGGTACTGGACGAATTGGTGAATAACCCAAATTCTTTGCATGCTTGATAATTGACGAATCAAGACGTGCGGTATCAAGAAAACCTTCTTCTGCAACGCGCTGCATGAAGTAGTTGGTTTCATCCATGGTACCTGTAAGCATTTCCATGAACATCTGGTAGATGGAAGCTGCTGACAAATTTCTAAATCTTTCATCAGCACGAAGACGAGTCTGGAAATCGTCAATAAGTTGCTGATACGTAAAGCGTGTGTATTCTGTATTGTTTGCCATAATGCCTCTTTATATATTTATACGGTAAAAGGGTGACCCTGACGGACCACCCTTGCTACATATAAAGCTAGTATTAAGCGTTCTGATACTTCTTGAAATCTGGGAAGAAGAAGTCAGGTGTGAAACCGATTTTCTTCTTAACAGTATTGCCACAAGTACATGGAATTTCAACGATAGGAATCAATCCGATATTGTGTTCAATCATGTAGTTAGAGAAGGTGACAAAATCAAGAGCCTTCATGGACTTGACAAATTTGTATGCTTCCATCGGAGTGACCTGCTGTCCGTCAACTGCTTCAATGTATAGAGCAATTTCGGCTAGTTCAGGGTCAACTGCTTCAATGATCTGATCGTTCTTTGCCAATGCCTGTGCTCGTTCTTCCAAGCGAAGTGTTGGATAACGGAGGGTTACTGTCTTACCACAGCGCGGCAATTCCAACTGCGGCTCAAACTTATCTGATGCGTAGTTGACCTTGAGTTCCTTCAAGCGAACCTTAAAGGTGTCAACCTTCTTACATTCAGGGCATGAATACTTCACGAAAATCGGGAAGTCATCGTATGTGATGGAACGGATATAGAACAGCAGCCAAACCTTGTCGCCCTGAAGAATATCCTTATAATTGATGTTATGAATGCAGTTTGAAAGAACCGTGTTGATGACTTGGTTAGCGTTATCTTCAGTCATCTGGTTTAGGTTCTTCAAGTCAATCGGTGACAATTCAGTCACATACAAAGGAGCTTTGTAGTACTTGCCTTTTGACGGAAGCAAGTCAGCGTTAATCATCACTGCATCTTCAGGGATATTTGATTTTTGTGCCTGAATGCCTTCCTGGGATAGGACGCCTTGTGCTGCATCACCAAGATCGCCGCCTATTGCAGCGTTTCTAATAACCTTTTTACTTTCCATATAAATCACCTCACGATAGGTTTAATTTTTGTTTTATTTATAACACAAAAAAGGCTACCCGAGAGGGTAGCCTTTTGTTTAACTTTTATCCGTTAGGATTAAGCCTTCTTTGGTTCGTCTGGGTCAATGAACTGATCGTTCTTGCCATACTTAGCCGAAGCAGCATGGGCTTCTTCATCATCCGTTGCTCCAACGTTGAAGATAACATCGGCCTGACCGTAGTCATCATCAGCATAAGAAGCAGATGGGTTAATAAGAATTGTGCGCTTGTTGAATCCGTTAGGATCCTTCCAAGGATCAGCACTGAACTCACCATTCACCAATTCGTCAGCAAGCTTGGTGTAGATGCCGTCCTGGTAGTTTTCACCAGAAGTGCCAACATCGTAGAATGCTGAGATCGGAGCCTGAGCGTAATCGTTACCAACGGCATAGAAGTCCGGATTTTGAACTGTAGGTTTCATTAGATTGTTTCTCCTTTTACCTTATTGTTTAACTTCCGTCTACCGATTAGTATGTATCGCCGTTGACCTTCTGAGCAATACCCTGGAACTTGAGCAAGCGGTAGTAGTTGTCTGCGCCAAGCATGTTGTTAGCAAATGCGTAGCGAGTCATGATACCGATGCGTGGGCTGAAGGTATTCGGGTCAATAGCCTGGTTCACAACGCCTGTCACGTATGGGCAGAAGATTACGCCTGCGTCATCGTTAGATGCGCCCTTGTAAGCGATGAGAACTTCTTCATTATCAACACCGTGGTTAACAGCGTATGCATCGCGGTAAACCTTGATAGAACCGCCGTTCAATGTACCAACTTCAGGTGTTGCTGTAGAGCCGGTTACGTCTGTTGTGATCTTGTTGAAGAACTGGGTTGCGGACTGGAGTGCAGTTGCCACTGCTGGAGATACAACAGCGATGTTACCCGGATTCTTACGTGTTGCGATTGCGATGTCGTTAGACTGAGCAATGATGTGTGTGATGATGTTGCTCAAACGTTCCTGAGACCAGCGTCCAGACCAGCCATCGTCAGCCGGAGTATCAGCAGGCTTCAATGTCTTGAGCTTACATAGAGACTTACAGCGAGCGATTGTTTCACGGTCAATTTCTGCAGTCAATTCGTACTGAAGAACGTTAACCATGTCGTTCACCATGTCAACACCCTGCATCTTCTTGATATCGTCAATAGATTCTAGAGAGAAGCTAGATGCGATCTTACGAGTCTTGGCAACGATAGCCTGACGGCTGAACATGATTGCCAATTCAGGAATCTTACCCTGCTTGTCGTGGTCGTTGATAGACCATGCTTCTGCAGCCTGTGTTTCAACACCTAGACCGCTGTCAGCAGGACCATGTGTGTTAGCCTGAGAACCTGTGAAGCCAGAGTATTCTGGAACATCCTTCCAAGCTGCTTCAACCACGCGACCCTTGTCCAATTCATCCTTATACACATGACGCATTGCGTATGCCAAGCCCACCGGACCCTGCATAGCCTGAACGCCAACGAGAACGTTTGCGAACAACTGCGGGAACACACGGCGAACAAGTGCCAATGAAACTGGAGCAAAAACTGCCTTTGCGTCACCACCATGCGGGATACCCTGGTCAGCACCTGTAGGAGCGCCAACACCGATACCAAAGTCTTCGTTCAAAGTATTTGAATAAAGATCATTCTGCTGGTTCTGAAGCAATTGTGCAACGTTTTCGCGAATATATTTGTTCGAGATGTCGGCAACGGAGATTCCTTCTGGAACTTCCTTTGTCCAACGTTCGACGATTTCACGTCTGATTTGATTGTGCATTATTCCTCCAAAAAGAGATTATGATTTACGAAATCACGAAATTGTTTATCGTTTTATTTTATTTATTTTTTCTTTTTTTACATTTCTCTTGAAAATGAAGCAGCCTTCAACAAGAATGCATCCGAATCAGATACGCTCTTCTTTGGGCGGTACTTTTCAGTGATGATATCCTGAGTTTCATCTTCAATTTTAAGAGATTGTGTCGTAGGCTTCACGCTTTCCGTAATACGCTGAGCATGAGGCTTAATCATGCGTGGCGCTGATTCGCAAATCATGTTTACGTAATCATCAATATCCATTTTGGTTTCGGAATAGCTCTTGCTTTCAAAGAAGTTCTTAACGCGAGCACACTGTGCTGTGGTCAAGCCGTTTGTCTTTTCAGCAATAATAGCCCTCTTGTTTGCGGTTTCCAATTGTTCAGCCAAGCGCATGCTTTCTTTAACCTGCTTATCAAGAGATGTGCGAAGTTCAGCGTTTTGAGCCTTTGCTTCACGAATCTTTGCAGAGCCAGTTGTGTCAAGCGGAACGAACTTATCTTCAAATGCCTGTTTGATAACATTGATGATCGGTTCATATGTTTCGTTGACTGCTGTCTGCTTGATGAGGTTAGGACTGATCTTTTCGGAAATAGTAAATTCAAGCCAGCGGTCCATAGATTCAACCATGGATGCTTCCATCTGTTCCAATTCTTCTCCGTAGCGTTCCTTGAACTTTTCTTCAAAGAATCGGTAGATGTATTGTTCAGCAGCTTCTTCCAACTTCTTCTGTTGAGCGTCCAGCTTCTTCTGTGCGTTTTCAGTAATCTTAGCACAACGCTGTTCGCAATACTTATTGGCTAGTTCTTCAAGCTCAGCGGTTTTGGCCTTGATGGCTTCATCCAATTTTGCTTCGTAGAACTCAGCTGCTTTCTTGGCAAGATTTTTAGTTTCAATATCAAGCTTTGCTTGAACCGCTTCATCAACTGCTGACTGGAACGACTGCTTAATTTCATTCAAGTCTTCAGGAGTGAGAACAGCTGCAAGCTTTTCATAGATTTTATCCATTCAATCCTCCAATTTGTTTTATACACCGAGATGGTGTTTATCAACCTTCTCTTATTTTATTTATATGATTAGAAAAACAAAAATCCGATGGTTTTACCCATCGGATTCTAATAAATTTGTTCGCTGTTAATACTCGTAGTGACTGTAATGCAGAATTGCCTCGCGGTATTCGACCTTTGTCAGATCGCCATTGCTGAATGCGTCCTCGGTCCATTCAAGGCCGGCTTGACGCCAATCTTCATCGGTGCAAGGATCATCTAGGTGATAGTGTGTATAGGCAGAGCCCATATATGCACCATCGGCATCGGCACGATCTTCATTAGATGGCAAATCGTTTTCATCATCTTGAACATCATCAGGAGTATCATCATCAGTCTGGAATGATTTTGGAGAAAGTTCTCTTGCTTTTTTCAAGATCAGTTCAGCTTCTTTATCTAACTTATTATGATAAAACCATTCTAGGTGCTGGTTAATCATCTTACCAAGTGTAACGATATTAGCCTTTCCGATATTATTTAGCTTAGTTCTGCGCTTAATTGAATTTGCTGCTGCTATGATGTTTTCTTTATTCCATTCGCGAACAATGCTATTCACGCTGAATCTTTCCGCAATCAAACCGGCATTATTTAATGTAGATAGAGCTTCATTTAATTCCATTTGACGCTCCTTAGCCGAAATTCTTCAACAGACCGATTTCCTTATCAATCTTGCCAATCACTTCGCTGAACAAATTGTCCAGTGAGACCTTTGACGAATACTGCTTCTTGAGCTTTTCGCATTCTTCACGGAACGCGGTCAACTTCAACATTGCGATAGATAGGTCGTAAGGTTCGGCAGTAATCTGATAGTTCTTGCTGTCAATCTTGAATTCATAACCCATTGACAAAACGGTTTCAACAAGATCATCAGCGAAGTCACGGATAATCTTGTAAACCTCTTCCCAATGCGTATGCTGGAACCCGCTCTTACAAGTCCAGTGATAAACCTGAATCTTGTTTGCGAATGTCAAAGCATCAAGAGCAAAGGTGAACAACTTGATGGTTTCAGCATCAACAGTGCTCGCCAAGAATGACAAGAAGTCAGCTTCAATCTTGCTCTTTTCAGGTACTCCTGTCTGCACTTCTTCCATTACTTGCCTCCTTCTTGTGGCTGTGTATCAACAGTAGCCACGGCACGCTTTGGCGGGTCAGTTGACAAGAATGTCTTTGACGGAGCAAGCAATTCATGTGTGTGACCAGCACATTCAAGCACCTTACCATCAACGATCATATGTTCGTGAGTTGGCACATTTGCTGCACCCTTCTTAGGATCGTCAAGGGCATCACCTGTCTTGCCCCAACCAATCTTAGGATCCCACAAGATATATTCGTGATGATGGGGTCCGACAAAGTTATTACCTTTGAACTTGTCGGTTTCTCCAATCTGCTGTGTTGACTCGTTTAACTGGTCAGCACGCTTGCAGATTTCACTCTTTGAGTACTGTTCAAAATTCATTTATAACCTCAATTAGCCAACGTTTGAAATAACTTCGTATGTTGAGTACTTAAAGGTAACTGAACGGGTAACCTTTGCATCACCTTCCATATTCAATTCTGCAGAAGCAATTTCCTTCGGCCATGCGAAACGGAACTTATAAGAAATAGGGAGCTTGTTTGTCAAGGTTGAGTCATACAAGTCAACAGTGATAGTTGCTGTATAGTCCTTGAGGTAGTTAGAGTATGCACCACCAGTTACGCCAGTAGCGTCAATGTCGTCGTCAATGGCGTGGTTAAACATCAAGTTTGACCATCTGTGGAGCAGCTTTGAAATTGTCATATCCTGGAACTCGTCAAACTGAATGGTCAAGTCACCATCCACTGTTGCCTTACCAGGGTAAACAAGCTTAGAGCCCATGTATTCGGTTGAAAGTTCGCCGAATGTTTTCTGCGGAATAGAAGCAGTCTTAGCACGAAGCATCAAATCTTCAGCGCCAAGCATATCAGCCAGTTCCTTGTTGTCAAACTGGAAGGTCACTTGGAAGAGATACTGCTTCACCAAGTCTGGAAGGTTTTTAATCTTAGTTGTGAAAACGCTCATATTATTTTCAGCCATATAAAATCTCCTATTTCGTTCTATATTGTATTTATAAAGGTCTCCTTAGAATTCCATATCGCCTTCATCTTCCGACTCCTCGTCACCGCCTTCTTCCTTGATGGCGTCTCGAGCAGCCTTAATTTCTGCGACTTCTCTGTCAAGCATTGCCTGGTTGAGCAACTGGTCTTCAGTTGACATACCAAGGAATTTTTCCATAACGAATTGCTTTGACAACATCGGAGGAGCTTCATCAGAATCGTCCTTCGTATTGCTGCGTGTAGGCATCATAGTGACCAAGCCACCAAGAATACCGGCGCCCTTTTCTGCAATAGCCATTTCACGATAACGGCGAGTGTCTGTAGAAGGAATGAGCTTAATGTCGTATGCGTCAGAGTCAAGGTACTTATCTTCAAAGCCCATGACCTGCAACTGCACCATGAACACCTGCTTAATCACTTCAGCAAAGTCTTCAGCCCAACGAGCACAGCGCTGCTGGAACGAAGATTCGTCAATGCTCAATCCTTCAACGCCCTGAACATATTGTGCAGAGCCAGCATCAAGTTTCCAACGGGTTGCTGGAACTTCCAAAGCATCAGCGACCATTTCCTTATAGCCTTCAATGGCTTCATGCATACCATTGAACTGCTGTCCACCCTGGAATGTTTCAACGGTAGTAGCATTACCGTTACGATCTTGAAGTACCCAAATATCCTGCGACAATGCCTGTGTTGCAGCAGCACCATTTACAAGACCTGTATGTGGGTCAACATTCAAGTCACGGCGATACTGAGCAATACACTGCTGCAAGTATTCTTGCTGCTTCGGCAATGGTAGGCCACCGCCATAGATCTTCCAAATTCTCTTTTCCGGAGCACGAACCATGAAGTAAACGGCTTGGGCGTCTTCCATACAGCGAAGCTGGTTAATAGGCTTAACTGCTGCTTCCAAGTGACCGCGAACGTCATTCAGGTTGTTGCCGTATAGGCCATAGTTTGCGTATGCAATCTGGTTGCGTGTAAAGGTCTTGATATTATTGCGGTCATAGTCACCGCTAATCAATGATGGGTCTTGAATAAAGCCAGTTAGAATGCCTTCGTCATATACACAAAGCGTGCAATACGGTGGCAACTGTTTCAAGCCTACCACGCTATCTTTATTATCATTCAAACAAATTTCAAGGAAGATTTCTCCGTCAACCAACCAGCGGTTGAAATACTTCCACATCATCTTCTTCTTGAAGACGGCATTGACAATGTAATCAAACTGTTCCTTCAATGAGTTAAATTCAGTCTCGGTGAATTTGTGTCTGTATGCTGGGTCAATGTCAAATGTAGCCACTGAGCCATCGGCACGCTTTGAGCAACATTCATCGGAGATGATTGTAAGCATCTTCTTCACAAAGGCATACTTAGCCATTGTGCGATAGTAGTTAATTCTTTGTCTCTTTGTCGCAAAGACCGTTTCAAAAATGACGTTGTTCTGTTCATACGGATATACCGGAGAACCGGCGCCATATCCGCGAACCAGCTTGCTCAAGTCAAGCGTGTCTTCGCCAACACCATAAGAATTCAATTTAGCAAGGGTTTCTCTTGTCTGCGCCTTGTCTGGCGTAGTTTGTAGGAACCTATCGCTAAATGGATTTAATAAGGACCACTGCATGTTTTAACCTCACTTATGTTGTATTTATTTAGCTAGTTCCATCTTACGAATGTAAGGTTGCATAGCCATAAACAACTTCGCTGGAACCTTGTCCATGAATGCTTGCTGCAACTCCTTTGGAGCGTCTAAAAAGTCTTTAGCAGCAACACACAAGAACTCAAGATTTGAAACAAGGTTCTCTGTAATTTCCGATATGTATTCAGGCGGTATCTCAATTACATCGCCAAACTCTGAATTGTTCGCATCCTTTTCTATTGACACAATTTCATGCTTTGTGTATATGTCAATAACCTGCTGCAGCCATTCGCTACCGCCCGCAATTTCTGAATAGAAATCCCAGAAGTAGTCAACGCCTTCGTCATCCGAAAATAGGTATGAGTGAGGTGACTCGTAAAGCATGCTTTCACGAACGGGGCGTAATGTTCTTTCCTTACCGATGTCTGGCAATTTGCCATCTGGACCACGAGCAGTCACAATGTCAGGTATCTTCTTGTTATACTGCATACCAGCATTACGACGAGCAACAAATGATTTTCTTCTACGGAGCTCGATGATACCAACTTTGGCTTTTCTCTTCAACTTACCTTTACGCTGACCAAGTTTTCTGCGTCTGCGTTCACCAGCGGTAATACGCACTTCCTTCGGTTGACCGTTTTCATACTCAACACGATATTTGCCTTTCTTCGTGGTGACCCACTTTTTCTTGCGCTTACCGTTGCGGACTACATACTTGACCTTCAATGCTTCGGACAATTCCTGTTCACAATAATCTGCAAAAATCATGTAGCCTCTTCTTTATTGTATTTATACAGGAAAAAAGGGGTAGGATAAACCTACCCCTCTTCTGTTACGCCGGAAATCTTAAATGAACTTCTTGCCAACGCATTGGTTGTCAATCATTTCAAGCCAGGCATTGGTGTGCTTATCAGATTCAAGCCAGTAGCCGCCATCATTGATAAACTTGTATTGCCAATCAAGAATTTCGTTATACTTGTCCTTCTTGCACAATGCCCAGAATTTTTCGTCAATGTCTTCAACTGTGACATTGTCTGGCACCTTGCATTCAGGATGAATTTCTTCGTATGGCGAATCTTTATCGGCTGTGAATACGGTGCCGAGGAACACTTGACCAACTGCACAAGATTCAGTAAAGCGAAGGCTTGACTTGCACTTGTTGAATGCGTTGTTTACCAAGGGAGCAAAGGAGAAATCTGCGTTAGTCTCCATTACCTGACGAGGGAAGGAGTTGCAGTCAACCCAAGGTATGAACGTAATCTGGTCCTTAATGCACTCCCAGAACCAAGGCAAGGCACCCATAACGATGAAGTTAATTTTGCCTTCCTTCACATTCTTAATAACCCAATCGCACCAAGCGTTGTCCATATCGCCCTTTAGAGGAGTAATGCCAGGGAATCCTTGCGGTTCCTGTGGGCTAGGTTTACGTGGTGGGACGGGGTTACGATAATGGCACGGCGAACCTGAATAAAGAACGGTAGGCTTCTTAAGATCTTCAGTCTTGTGCGGTTTACGAGGATATGACCACAAGAAGCGTGGCACAACATTTCGTATCACAGTCACATTATGAACATCAAAGATTTCTTCCATCTTAGCTTTCAAGTACTCGGTTGAAACGACCACTTCATCAAATAGCGGCAAAACCTGTCTACAAATTTCAGTGGTTTCATCGCCTGTGAAATGCAAAGACGCGGTGTTGTATGCAGGAATGCATTCACCGTCAATCTTGAAAACTTGGTCATCAACTTCAAATACCATCTTGTAGCCAAACTTAGGCTGTAGAGCCTTATAGCGCTTGATAAGTTCAATGTGCCCAGGCGTAATAGGGCGCTGGAATATCAAGCACTTAGCAGCTGCAAGATAGGAGCCATCAAAGATTGGGAATGGCATAAGCACCGGCTTGAAACCCAAGTGCTCGTGCCCAGCATAATACATTGCATTCCATCTCAATCTGTAGTGGCTACATCCTGAGTTGTCGAGCGGGAAAATTAGAACAAGAGATTTCCCGTCATTAGAATTTGCGTTTAACATTAAATCACCTCACGAAACTGTAAACTATTTATTTGTCAAGTGTGCCGAGTGTATCACGAATGTTGTTGTTATCATTCTTCATTGCAGCGAGTTCTTCCTTGTTCTTGTCGCGGAGTTTGATTAGCGGCTGCTTGATTTTCAACATCAAATAGTTACGAGTCTTTTCATTGACATTGGCGCCAATCTTTCTTAGCAAGAATGATGCGTTCTTTGGGTTCTGGAATGTCACATCTTCAGCCTTGAGCAACTTACCGTTAAAGATAAGTGTCACTGCCTTCTTGACTGCTTCAATTTCTGCCAGCTGTCCATCAGGCAATGCTTCAATTACTGCGTTCATTGACTGCATAATACCCTTGACATCGTAGATGCAAGCACCGGCTGGTGTCGGCTGAACCACTTCTGCATTATCAGCGCCTTCAGTGAAGTCAGGGTCATCTTCATGACCTTCCATGTCGTATGGGTCAGTGTCTTCTTCTTCCCCATTGGCATCATCACCTTCGCCATCTTCGTCATCGTCTCCGCCAGAGCCACCACCTGCATCAGGTGCTCCGCCAAACGGATCTCCGCCGGCGTCATCTCCACCGAAATCATCGCCGCCCATATCGTCGCCGCCCATATCATCGCCACCATCAGCAAATGGATCATCACCGCCCATATCATCACCACCGGCATCAGGTGCAGTGTCTTCGTCACCTTCAGCTTCATTTAACTTGAACGGAACGTATTGCTTTGAAAGCTTGATAGGCTTTACAGCTTCCATCATGAATGCATGTATGTCCTTCATGTCGTTCTCCTTTGTAAAATAATTGTGCACTGTTGAAACAATGTCGGTCTTCTTCATGTGTTTGGTTTTAGCACCGACAAAGTAATCAAAGAAAACCCTTGCGTGTTTTGAATTGCTCTTTGAAAGAATGTCAGCCAGATCCTCCATGTTGCCGTCAAGTATCATCTTGACAATAAGCTCCATCAGTTCCTCACAAGACTCGATAAGTCGTGCACGGATCTCGGGATCGGTTGCCTTAATATATCGCTTACAAAAACGGTCAAAGAATTTGTAGCGGGTGTCTATCTTATGGAATACGGAATACTTCATACTAGCTTAAATCAAAATCAGTGGATATTTCGTCAGTATTTATATGGGTATCGTGCTCTGCCTCGTCAATCATTTCATCCAGTTCTGTGGATGTCAAATACAAGTTTGTTGTGTTGTTTTGAATAAGTGTTTGAGCAGCAGGAGAGTTAGATGCCTTAGAAAGTGCCAAGCGTTCCTTTTGTTCCATAGACGCTTTTTGCATCTCTTCTTTCGTCTGAATAACTTGATAGTCTGTTATTGTTTTCTCTAGATCTTGAAGCTGTTTCAAATGCGAGGCCACAGTGTTAGACAGCGTGGCATAGACTTCAAAATATCTAGCTTGTGCATTTAACTTGCACATCTGCCCAAGAGTTTCAAGAACATGTGTGTCTTGAGAAATTTTCTCTTGTAGCATTACCCTCATATACTCGAGGCTCTTTAATGTATACTTCTGGCCTTTGAACTCAATAGTAGCCTCTTCTTCCTGAGGTTCTTCAGGTTCAGGAACTACCGGAGCAACGGGCTCAGTATTCAAAAGTTCTTCCTTAACTTTGTTGTCATCAACGCCGTTAATGTTGAACGCATCACATAGACTATCAAACTGTTTCATATAGTATTTATACAAGAAAAACAGCAGTTATTTATAACTGCCGTTTTGAAAGGGTTTTAGAATGTTAAATGTGATTATTCTTCGCCATACTGTTTATTGTAGGCCTGGGTGCGGAACTCCTTCTTTGCGCCTTCAACTCTGTCGTGAATCTTCTGTTCAACGATAGCCATGACAAATGGTTCCAACTTGTCAAAGCGACCTGACAAGATCTTACCAATCATGTAGCCGCTGTTTTCGTTGAGAGGCATGCCTTGCTTAGCGAAATGGTTCCAGGCTTCTGATTTTGTTTCATCAGTTGTTTCTTCTTCTGATGATTCTTCTCCGCCTTCGTCGCCGCCTTCAAATTCAGCGTCGTCATCGCCTTCGCCTTCTTCGTCCCCACCTTCAAATTCTGAATCGTCGTCAGTGAAATCATCGCCGCCTTCAGCAGTTTCGTCACCACCTTCAGCAGGTTCGCCTTCACCGCCTTCTTCACCGTCACCGTTCTGCTTAGCAATCTGGTCGGTTAGAGCCTGAACAGCAGTAATCAAGGTCTGCATAGTGTCCTGCAGATCTTCCTGTTGTTCTTCGGGATCCTTTTCAACTCCGGCTTCGTCGTCGGTTGCTTCTGCATCGCCTTCGTCACCATCGCCATCCGGGTCGCCTTCATCAGAAATATCACCGTCGCCTTCTTCACCGCCATCTTCTGGAGGTACATCGTCTTCGGTAGTATCTTCAGGCTGTGCGTCTTCCGGAGTAACGGTCACTTCTTCTTCGCCGTCCAAGAATCCTTCTGACAGAGATGCCTTCTTACGGTTTTTATCGCTGATCTTTTTTGCCATATTGTATATCTCCTAAAACCTCTTATATTGTATTTATAAAGTCTTCAGAAAATTCTGAAACTCGGTGCTCTTGGTTAATTCACTGAACTGTTTATGCACTTCAAATGCTGCATCAAACGATTTTTCCTGCTTTGCTGCGACATCTTCAAATTCATTGAAGTACTGTGTCACATAATCAGGTAGTGCGCCTTTGGTATCGTCCTTGTTGAAAAGAGCAGTCATTGCGATTGGGCTATATGATGTTTTCAACGCGGTTGAGTCAATCTTTGGTATCACCTGTTCAACTCGATTAAGCACATTAAAGAGCGCTGTATCGTCCTTCACTGCAGCCTTGTCGCCCTTTGCCAACTTAGCAAGCACGAGGCTGTATACCATCGGGTGGTCCTGTAAATCACAGAACTCCCTAGAGTTCTTCACAAAATCATTAAACTCACTCATTCTTATCTAGTCCTTTTTTCTTTCAAGAAATCATAGTATGCGCCAATCTTTTCAAGCGATAATTGAATACCGCCAAGTGTCACCTTTATTTCTCGAATGTCTTCCTTTATTCCACTTGTTTCTTCTATCAGGTGGGTTACGTCCTTTTGAATTAGCTGCTTTTCCGTTTCCATCTTGTTCTGCTGCTCCTTCATATCCTTGACTTCTTCCTTGAGTTCGTCATATTGTTTCTGGAGTTGCGTAATTTCATTCGTATGAGTGTCATTCTGCTCATTACGAATCTTAGCAGTATTGGAGCGCTGCCATGCGATATAGCCAATTATCGCATAGCACAACAATACAGCAATAAGAGCAACTATTGCTATAGGATTGTTTGTAGCAACTATTGAAAGAGCCGTTTCCATTCTTTACTCCACAGCAACATAAATGGTGTCATAATCACGGCAAGCAGTGACATCGCTAGCTTTTGTTGGGTAGTTAGTTGTTGCCCATGAAAGGAAGCGTCTATTTACAAGATTTGCCGAGATGTATTCCCAAGCACGAACGCCTGATGAAATTCTATCATCATAACCGTTAGGCAAGCCTATAACAGATACGACATATTCTCGTGTCTTTGGATGGTTAGGGTCGGTGCCTGAGACTAACTTTTCATTAATCACTGTTGTGCTACCGTCGCCATAATAAGTCTTTGCTTCAGATATGGCTTGGTATGACAACTGTTCAGCTTCATTTATTCGGCTATTGATGCCGGAAATGTGGGTATCAATAGTCTGCATGAAGCTCATGAGTTTTTCATGTTCAGGTTGCAGTGCCAAGAATTTAGCACGAGCACCATCAGTGATAATCATATCAGCTGTTAAACCATCAGCTGAGTCAGCTGGATATAAGTGTCTTTCCAGCTCGTTAAAATTAAAATTGAGTGCAGATATGCGAGCCCAATCAGCAACACGATATGGCGAACCTGAAGTACCGTCGCCTACGATAGATGCTGAGTCAGTGAAGAATGCACTAGCCTTAGCCTTGTCAAGTGCAGATATCTGATTAGACAAATCGTTTATTGCTGATGTCAGTTCAGGAATGTCACTTGCGCTATTCCAAATATCAGCGCTTGCAGTGACTGCGTTATAAGCGCTGTCCCAATTAGCAGATTTAGCGCATACTGTATTGTAAGTGCTGTTCCAATAATCAGCACTGGTTAGCGCAGAAACTGCGCTTCCGATATTGTCAAGATCTTCCGGGGTAATTCCTGATAGGGCGCTGAGCATATCAGCGGTTTCATTCCACTTTTCAACATCACCCGATGTGACGCACACGCATTCTTCTTTTTCGTCAGGGCAGCACGGTTCGTGCGGCGGAACGACGAATGCTGGTTCAAGGTCGCCGTGAATATGTGGCATACGTTGATAATGCATGTAATCCATTCTTTACCTCTATATTGTATTTATAAAGGTTTATTCTATCGGTGTGGATTCGAGTTCCTTAATGTATTTCTCTATTTCGGTCTCTGCGTGCTTTAACCACTTATCCGCAATTAGGTTGTAGATGAAGTCATAATTATCACAATCTTCAGCATCAAGCGACAATTCAAGTAGACGCTTGTTCACTGGATAAAGATGAAAGTGATAAAAGCACAGCACCATTATCTTGAATTCATTGACTGACAAAAACTCTTCAAATGAAAAACCGTTTTTCCCAATCAAAGAAGGGTCTTTCATGACTAGCTCGATTTCACCTAGGCAATTTGTAATCTCGGTTTCATCCATAAGACACCTCAATAGTAAATATAAAAATTTTCTTTAGGCAGAATAAAAGACGCGGAAATAATTCCGCGCCTCCCTAAATTATTTATTGGCCTACCACCTATGTAATTTTTCGTCCAAACGCTTCATGAACGCATCAACGAATGGGTCATAAGCCTCTTCCTGTTTTTCTTCCTTATGGTTCAAAAGCAAGGCATAAGTCTTGACGATTTTTTCATAAGGGTCCAAGTCCTTTAATTTTTCAAGTTCAGGTTTAAGATCTTCGTTTTCTGCAAGTCCGGTAAAGAACTCATTAACAGCCTTAACCCATTTACCGTATTCAGTAATGAAACCGTTAGCCTTTTTAATTGTAAGAAGCTTTCCCGCAGCATCTGCCAATGTCTTAGCCTTTTCGGCTGGGTTATCTTGCTCGCCTTGCTTGTCATTTGGCGCGGTTTCTTCTCCGTCAGTTTTCTTCTGGTCGTTGTTTTCTTTTTCACCGGCGCCTTCTTGCGGCGTATCGGCTGCCCCGTCCCCAGTATCTCCCGGTCTATCATTTTCACCTTCCTCATTTTCAAACAAAAGCTTAAGTAGTTCCTGTTGCTGCTGTGCTGCTTCTATGATGCGCTTAACATTGTCCAACTGACCAGTACCAGCTGCATAAGCCCAAACGGCAGGCAAAATGCCTTTATTCTGTTCGCGGAATGCGTTAATCTTTTTACGCATCTTCTTTGACAAGCCAGATTTTTCATAGGCTGCCTTTAGGCGTTCCAAATCCTGTTTCATCTTTTCAAAGTTAGGACCTACATTGTCTGGGTGGTCGATAACGGCAGCAACCTCTTTTGCTGCAGTTTCAACACCAGCCACAACATTCTGGTCAACCTGTGGCTGTTCTTCCTGCTTTTCTTCTTCAGGCTGTTCTTCTGCCTTTTCAATTTCAACGCCGTCAGGATCTCCCTGAGGTTCTGCTGCCAATTTCAGCTTGGTAGCATTCTTGAACAAATCAGCACCGCTTGAAAGTGTTTCAGCGACTTGCTTAATTTCATTGAAGAATTTTTCGTGCGGCATCTTCGTAAGTTCTTGTAGCTTAGCACCGATGTCAGCAATCTTCTTAGCCATAGCCCAATAATTATGGGCAGTCTTTTCCATTTCTGAAGATTCGTATTTCTGCTTGGTTAGCCACTCAAATGAGTCAATCTTAACTGTCTCGTTTTGTGCAGGTGTGGCGAGGAACGGCAGCTTCTTTAAGTCACCGCTTTGTGAAATGATTTCTTTATAGTACCTGCCATACTGCTTGACGGCTTCATCAAACAATTTCGCATAGTCAGCGCCCAAAACAAGTGAGCCACCTTCATTTGTTGTAAATGTCAGTTCTTCACCTTTGACTGTTGCCAAATTTTGGTTCAACATGGCAAAGCCGGCGCATAGATACTTATCCATGCACTTCCAGCATGTTTCAGAAACCCTATTAGTGATTTCCTTCAGCTTCTCCAGGTTTTGATTCTGTTCCGCCATCTGATTCTCCACTATTTGTTGGACCATTACTGAGCAACGGTTTTGCTTCCTTAATGGCATCATCAATTTCTTTCTTAAGTGACTTGACTGTCACCTTCTTATAATCATTAAAGCGTGCTAATGCTCTCTTCTTCTGTATATTCTTCCAAAGCTTATTACCACCACCAATCGCTGCGAAAATCAACTTAGAGAAAATGTCAGGTGAGTTCTCGCTTATGCCTAAAATTTCGCCTAACTTCTTAGCAGCGTTTTTAGCAGCACCCTTAAGAGCCTTTTTAACCTTGCCATCTTCTAGGTTCAATGTTCTATTAGTGAAAGGTTCCTTGATATTTTGGCCTTCATCTAGTTCTTTACGGGTTTCTTTAACGCCTTTTTCAAATGCACTTTCAAGCTCGTTCTTAACTGCATTATACTTGTTCTTTGTTGCAGCGTCGGTGGCGATATCTTCAGAGTATTCTTTATATTCATCTTCGCCAGCTTTAACTAGCTTTTCATAAGTAGTGCCATCAATCTTTTCAGCTGATTTCAAATCTTCAACGGCTTTACGACGGGCGCATGCTTTCAAAACATCGTTCAGTGACTTGCCCTTGAACATGCCGGCTTTGATGTTCTTGTTATCTTCAAAAGCTATATCGTAAACATCATCATAATTCGTATCAGAAATTTTTGAGAGCAATGCTTCTGGCTTCTGTTCCAATCCGATTAGGCTTGATGCGCCACGAAGAACGGCAACCTTGCCTAGCTTATAGAATACATCTTCATAATTGAAATGTTCGCTGCTATCCTTAATCTGGATAAGCATCTGCTTGATTTTCTTATCTGGAACATCGTTGGTAGCAAGATAGGTCTTTTCGCCATTATCGTCTTCGTAGTAATACTTGCCTTCGTCGTCCTTTTCAATGTGGTCTCTATATTTGGACAGCGCCTTTGTGTCCTTACCTGCGATGGCTTTTTGTATTCCTGTCTTAACAGGATCCTTCTTTGTTTCTTCTGTCTTTTCAGCCATACATTACCTATTCATTGCTAAGGTTTTTCACATTAAATTTCTTGATAAGTTGCCAGTTATGTTTTTCAGCATGTGGCAAAACAAATATGCGTGTTTGGTGTTCTTCAATTTCTTGCGGTTCTACAACCTCAATCATGTTCCACTTAACAAGGCAATATGCAATAGAATTTCGTCTTTCAAGATCTTCAAGCGATACATTGCCAAATCCAGGATACCCATCCTTACCGCGGCTCAAAACAAACAACTGCTTGAAATGCGCAAGATAATAAGTGTCAAACTGCTTAAGCAGATGGCATGATTGGTATAGCACCTTATTCTTATTATCAGGTATGCCCATTCGGCTCAGCGTTTCTTCAACGATCCACGCATCAACCTTCAATCTTACTTCTAGCAACTTATTCGTACTTTTCATCTTTAACCCAATGTCAGAGGTTCAGGCTGCCAGTCAAATTCCTTCACCTCATTATCAAAAATTATTCTAGCAGTAGCAACTGGGTCAAGCTCTTCATCGCCATAACCTAGGAATTCACCGAGCAAGATATCTCGCAATGTTTTATAGCGAACTAACTCGGTTTCACTTAGCTTGCTAAAGCCGTAATGTTCATATCCATTCTCACTGTATATTTTCTGAATTTCTTCACGCAGCTTCGTAATGTTCAAATGATGATTATTGAAGAACAAGATTTTTTCGTCGCCAATAATCTTAGCATTCCAAGTCTTCGGATTAACTTGTTTCAAAACATCAGCAGGTCCATGCTGGTCATTAACCACGGGCTGTTCTTTAATGTCCTCGCGGTTATATGTCTTGTTCATGTGCATCTGAACATACTGTGTAAATGTGAGTTTATTATTCATACTTAACCTTTGTTGTATTTATTAAGCAGAAATGACTCGTGAGAATTTGTGATACTGATTATCTCCATAAAAGTATGGTATCTCGAGCTCAACAGCATGATTGGCTGAGTCAACATTCACATTTGTATTTGGACGGTCAATGCGAACACCCACCCACTTTTCAATCATCTGGAAAACTTCTTCAACAATTTCTTCGGCGTCACCTTCGTTCTGGAACAAAAGACGGTAGAATGGTGACCAGAAGTCAATGTTGAATAAGCGTTCATAAGGCTCGGTTACGATAACTGCTTCAATGGCCTGGTCAAGAGCATCAGTTCCATACACCTCAGCCTTGACACTAAGATCATCGCCGTTAATGTCGCGGTAAGGGTTTTCACCGTATGCACCGTAATCTTTAAAGTCATTATTTGCTGATAATGGTAGCATATTATCCTCTCAACTGAAGCCATGTTTCAGGCATGTTAAAAACAACAGAACCAATCTTGTGAGGTCCTTTGCCAGCAATAACCCTGACATCAAATAACCTCACGCCTTGAATGGTTTCCTTTTCTGCGACTACTTGGAATGTATAAGGCACATTGTCAAGTGTTTCGGAATAAGCCTTGTCTCCGACTTGTATTGGCCTATCTTCAACAGGCGTGTTTTGAAGTGATGGGAAATCATCCTTCACTTCTTGTGCCTTTTTCACTTCCTGATAGATTTGTGCTCTTATCCAATCAGGTGTTCGCTTGTTCATCGCTATGCTTTTACAAAGTTCATACAGAATATCTCGCTGAATTTGTTCTTTCATATTAAACCTCTGTGACAAGTTCGCTTTCTCTAATCATATCGTTGACCTGGGTCCACTTTTCTTGGCAGTGTTGCTTAAGATCTTCGTCTCCTTCAACTGAAATACGAATTGCGGCACGAAGTGCTGAAATGATCCTGCCGTTATAGTAGAAGGCATCGGGCATGTCCATTGACTCATCACCATCGGTCGAGTATTCTTCTGGTTCTGGCAATGTTGTCCAGCCGAGCATATCGTTTGAATAGCCCTTCATTGTTGCTGGGTCATTGATGTCAATAGTTTCTTCAACACCGTTCAAGCTCATCTTGATGATACCGTTCTTATCGTCAATTCTCATGCCGCCGATAACATATTCAGTGCTTGTTTCAGGTGGGAGCTCTTTGTGCTTGCCGAGGAATGCTTCTGCAAACTGGTCGCCCTTAACTGAGAAGTAATGGACCATACGGTTCTTCTTCCAGTTGCCGTTCTTGATATCGGTCCAGCTCATGCCGCCTGGGAAAACATTCTTTGACAAGTTGAATGCCTTTGACGCTGCTCGTGTATCACTTGGACTAATCAGTGCATCAACTGCTTCTTGCAGAACATTCTTTGAATTGTTCAGCTGGTTGATGCGTGAGTCAAATGTATTCATCATCTTGTTTGCGGTAGACGCTTCTAGCTTGTAGTTGCCATTGCCGCATTCTTCAATATGCATCTTAGCAAGTGAATCAGTATAGAAGTTTCTTGTAGAGCTAATTGAGGTGCAAGAATCGGTCTGGTCAAGAATACAGTTGAAGAATTTCTTGAGCTTTGCCATCATATCAAAGATACCGCTGTCAATCAGCTTATTGATGTAAGACTGAATCATACGGCGGATATTGTCCTTCTTGCGTTCAAGCATATTCAAGAAGCCTTCAATCTGTTCCTTATAGAAGTTCAAGAGCTTCTTAATTGCTGACAAGCCGAAATTGAAGGTAAAGCCGAAATTACAGATAGTGTCCATAAATCCGTTATAGTCATTGATGATTTCATTGACGAACTGTTGCTGTTCCTTCGTAATGACACCTAGCTTAATAAGTGTCTTACAAATCAAGGAGTTTGAGTCAGTCAATTCTTCAATGAAGATATTACATTTATACAAGTTATTACAGAATGCCGATTTCTTCTTACCTGTTTTTGGGTCTGTCTTATATCCGTCCCACAGCAAGTCAACCAACTTTTTCTGTAAGACTCGTATCCCATTTAAGATAGCTTCTACGGCAAGGTCAACGGTAAACTTAAGCAAAGACAAGATAGCATCAAACGCCGTATTAAGCATTTGAAGCGTTGTCTGTGCTAGAGCAATACCGACCTGTAGAGCCGCCTCCACTAGCAAGAAGGTTCCATAAATGTATTCACAAAAGATGCTACCTGGACTCATTACTGCACACTCCAGTGGTCATAATGAATTGTCATTGACAATTTTAGACCGTCTTCACTATCATAACTAACCGAACCGCCAGTATCAACATTTGTGATAACGGGGTTCTCAAGAACAAATCTTTTGTATATCCTGCCGTCAATGGTTCTCAAAGTTATCCAGATGTATGAGAACATCGGTTCAAATTCTGGATGTGTATAATCGTATTGAAGTGTGTCAATTCTCTTGTGTGCAAGAATATCAAGCAATGCCTTCTTTCTTGTTCCAGGTTCATCTTGGCCTAGCTTATTCGTATTGCCTCTAAGCCAGAACTGCAATTCACTTTCGCCTGAATAGTCACGGCAAATTGCCTTTGTCATTTTTGAACCAAGGAAGAAGAATTCCTTAGTCTTCGTTTCAAACTTCGGAAGGTCAGCCTTGACACACATGAATGTTGGGTCAGTAGATACATCATCAAGATTGTATCTTGCTTTTGCTTCAGGTGTAAAGAAAAAGTCAACTTCAAACATCCAGCTCGTTTGCGGCTGGTCCCATGAAGGCTGCATCTTGTATTGCGGAGCAAACTGTGTCTGCTTGCTCTTCAAGTACTGACCGAGCTTTTCGTCAGATGCGTTATGCAGATCTTCTGCGTTAAATCCTTTAGCGTCCTTCCACATTATTTACCTGCGTCTTCCGCTCTGTTGTGACGACGCCATAGCATATAGTCGTATGCTATTCTAGCAGTCTTCGTAATCACATCATCATCGGTTGTGTAATTGAACTCTTCTTCATTGATACTTACAAGAATACAGTTGTGAAACTCGATGTCAGCGACAACCTTCGTTTCACTATCATTAGCGCCTACCGTATAACCCGGCTTCAAAATCTGCAAATGCAAGGTGCGGTCAGTCTTATTGAACTGCTGATTATAAATGTAGTTGCCCTGACCTGTAAAGAAATGGTCATTCGAGCACTCACCGTTGAACAATTCTTCAAGAATATGAGAAATGCTTAAATTTGCATCCTCGTTAAATGTAATGTTCAATTCACCAGTATTTTGAACACGGCCTGGGAAGTTTGCTTCCATGCCTGCGTAATATGTCTTAACGATTGACGTTTCACGCTTTCCCCACTGACAATTAACGATAGCGCGGGTAAGCTGGTTAGCATAATAGGTTTGCTTCTTGTTAAGAATAAAGTTTTCAAAGTTGACCGAGAAACACCATTTGGGCAATGGTTTGTAATTCTTGTAAAAAGGGTTATCCCAAATTGACTTTATTCCCATATCATTTTCCTTTTTATTTATTGTATTTATTCTTTGTTTGATATGGGGAACCGGAGACTGTAAGCCCGGTGGCGAGCTTACCGTCAATGTATCCAATCTTTGTTTTGACTGGGTAAACCGTATGACGTTGTAAGTAGACTTACTTATAGGCTTACGGAGCGGTCAACCTGTATTCCGGCTACATCCTATAATGCTATTGGCGGCTGCATGTACTACTTGCTAGGTACTACTTCGCTATTGCATTAGTCGTTCGTTGAAATGGGTAAGCAATTCTACCCGAACGGCGTCCCTCTACCGATACTCGCATTGAGTTGCTGTTCGTTCCGAGGAAACGGCTTAAAATTTTGTTCGGGTAAAAATATAAAAAAGATTTTTAAGAAAACAAAGACTGCGGTTTTAATTCCGCAGTCCCTGAAAATTTATGTCCGCAGTCTAACTATTAGAGATCGTCTTCTAGGTCGAGATCAGACAAATCGTCTTCTTCTCCACCTTCAAGATCGTCTTCACCAGCGAGGTCATCTTCTTCCGGTTCAATGACGTTCAAATGAGCGCCGCAAACTGGGCAGACACCTTCTTCTGGGTCAAAGTCAAATTCTGCTTCGTCAATGGCAACTTCACCTGTTCCGCCGCAAGTTGGGCATTCGGTTTCGTTTCCATCTTCGTCTGTGATAACGCCGGTTCCGCCGCAGTCCGGACAAGGAACCATTTCAGGTTCTTCACCTTCTTCTGCGCCATCTTCAGCTGGTTCATCTGTAGGAAGATCTTCAGCACCTGCGTCTTCAGCCGGTAGCGGAAGTTCATCATCTTCCACAGCTTCATTCATGAAACGGCAAGCACGCTTGCACTGTTCAAGGAATAATTTATCGTTCATTGTGATCTCCTATAAAAATCTATTGGTTTATTTTATTTATTTTGCATACATTTTAAGTGCATCATAAATCTCATTCTGCACATATTCAATGTTGACATCAAATCCTTCAGTTTTCAACTCGCTTTGTAATGCGGTTGCAGCGCGTTTGACGGCGGCCTTTAGGCTGTCAGATAGATAATCAAATCTTTCAAGATATTCTTGAGAAGGGCGGTTATTGACCGTTAAATCTGGCACATTGTCGCTGATTTCACGAGCATATATTTCCTGTGCCACTGAATATACCTTATCAAGCAAGTATTCAGACAACTTGTTTTCATCTAGCTTGACGCTTTCTGAAAAGCGTGGTGTCGGACGCTTAAATGAACCCAGATAGCGAACATCTTTGACGATGTCATTTAGAAGTTCTTTTAGGTTAACGTAATTCTTATCATTGTAAATGAATATGGTTCCGCCAGTGCTGCCCTTAATACCTTCATAATATCCATCAGCTTCAACTCGCTGTAAAGCAGGCTTAATCTTTACCTTGACAGTATTCTTGCCATGATAAACATATACGATGTTGCCCGCAGCAACATTACATGACCAGCCATCACGACCACCAAAGTCAGGGTCAAATTTCTTATATAATGCGTCTACGATATCTTGAGCAGTGAACTTTTTCCAGTTATCAGGAGTACCCATCCAATGTTCAGCAACAAGACCTGCACCTTCAAGTGTTTTTAATGCTTCATCCAATTCCATTATTTACCCCTTACTTCTGCAATAATTTCATCAACGAAAGCAATGATGTCTTCTTCGTCAAGTACCTTCTTGAAGCTCTTCTTGCGTCCACCAAATTCAGCCCAGCCGTCAACCACAAATTTTCCGGTATATCTACTAAAGGTATCTCTAGGCATAAATGCTATTGCTTTATCTGTTTCAGCATAAGGTGTTTCTTGCTGTTCAGGTGTCACATACCAGTCAATTCTCCAACCGCCACGGCCAATATCAGGTCCGCAGGCAAACTTAATCCTATGATAGTTTTGAGCAGGAGCATTATGAGCACCAGAAACAGGATTATAATATCCATCATCGTAGCTCCAGATGTCAACCTTATACTTCTTCTCGATATGCTTTATCATTTCTTCAACTACAGGCACGGCACTTTTACGAAGACGAATTGCTTCTTGGTCATACTTGTCTCTGACATACTTGTTATTTCCACCGTATGCCTTTAAGTTAAGACGAAAGTCAACCTGTTTCTTCTGTTCTGGTGTTGTAGCGCCATACTTAGCATAAGCTCTTTCACGGTTGGCGTCTATTGCTTCAGCAATCAATCCTGCTTTCTGCAATGCATCTAATGCTTCGTTTAATTCCATCACTTATCCTTCTTCCTGTAAATCTTCATCGCTTCACGAGCGATGTTGATGTCTGGATATTTCAAAATCATCTGTGGGCGAATGTCGTTCCATACATCTGAAATGCCGTTGAACCACATTAGGAACCACCAGTAGTTAGTGGTTCCATAAATGAGCTTTGAAATACGGTCAGGTCTACCAACATCGTATTCTGAACACTTATACCATTTTACAGGACCAAAGTCAAAATCACCAAAATCCATTGAACCCAAATCCTTTTCAACGATTTGGTCAACGGTGTTGGTCTGCAGGAAATTGGTTCTGTATGTCAGGTTTTCCATATTTTATTTATTCTTTATCTGTTTCAATTCATTTTGGAATTCATAGATGTGTCCAATTGGCGCAGTAATGATCTTGCCCCAATCGTCTTTCACGGTAATCTTCTGGTCACCTGTCAGACAAGCATATTCCTGGTTGAAGTGCTTGATACCGTGGTCGCGGATAATCTTTTCTTTGAATTTCTCATCACGACCGTCAATCTCCCACCACTGAACCTTACAAGGAATAAAGGTATTACGCCCTAACTTTGCGTCGTTCCAGATATTATAGAAGTGGTTAAATCCTTTCGGTGTGCTAATAAGCAAAAGCATAGCGTCAGGACGAGATGCTTGAGTAGGGAACACAGAGTTCATAAAGGCATCAGCAGCTTTGTCATCAAGGTGAGCAAATTCGTCCACCAGTTCAAGGTCAACCGTCTTACCACGGATTGACGAAGAAGATGACGCTGCTGAAAATACTCTTGTCTTGTTTTCAAGAATAAATTCTGATTGGTTCCATTTGATGATACCCTTCTGCAGCCACATTGGCAGTGAAGTATAGGCCTGCTGAATACGGAACATAATTTCATCGGCCTGAGAAGCCTTGTTAGCCAAGATAGCGATAATCTTCGCTGGATGGAACAAAGCATACCATGTAATGTAAAGCGTAGCGATGGTTGTCTTACCAGACTGGCGACCCATCATAATGATACGGTTGTTTCGGCCAGGTACTTTGGTCGTGATAGCCTTCACCAAACGCTGCTGGTAGCCACGGAGCTTAATAGGATGAATACCGTCCGCAGCAGTGATTTCAAAGTATTTAGCGAAGTGGAAGATATTACGTTTACACTTCAAATACTCTTGCATCTGCTCGGGCGTCATCTGAACCTTTTCGCCGGCGGCTCGCAATAATTCGTTCTTCTTAAACATTATTCAACCTCTAGTTATTTATAAATACTGTAGAGGTATTTTAATGAAAGACATTGACGAAGGCTACATGGAAGGCGATTTCAACCGCTGGGACCGTAGAAAGATTGAAAAAGGTATTGCCCCGTCATGGGCAAAAAAAGTGACGATTATGGGTCCTAGACCTAAGAAACCGCAAACAAGCTCTTCTCCATCTGAACTTGCTATGCGCCGCGTCACTGAACCGAATTATCGCCCAGCTTTTTCCGAAACAGATTTGAAGGCAGCACGAGAAGGCGAAGAAACAATGAACGCCCGTATTGCTGACCGTATTCAGAAGGCATTTGACGAATTTCATGTCGGCTGTTCTGCTGACTGCATTTCAGTCAATACACCTACCGTAAGGTTTATGATTTATCCTTACGGCTTTGTTTATAAAGTAAAAACAATTTACAGTGCCACACGCAAAGAAATGACTGATTGTGAATCTTTGTATGAGGTCATTGAGTTAATCAAACAAAAGAGCCAAACAGTTGGAGAATCTATGGAAATTGAACATGCATTGAAATTGCTTGAAAGCGTGGGCGCCAAGGTTTTGAAAGAAGATACCGATGATTGGGATGTTGCTGATATGCCTGCCGGCTTGACACACGCTCAGCGTCAGAAATGGGCAAAGCGCCACAACGCCGCTACCGATAAAGACTTTGAAAGACGAGCAAGAAATTGGGACCAAGTTCACAAAGCAGAAGATGAATATCAAAAGGAATTCGGTGCTGGTGAACCAATTGAATACTGGAAGGCTGAAGACGGCCAGGAAGGCCGAGTAGTTGGTTCTAAGGCTGAATACGCAAAGGCATTTAACCAGTCACCTGAAAATGACGAAAAGGTTAAAGCAATTTTTGATGGCCTAGTTGAATTGGGCTGGAAATACGTCGGAACATGGATGGGACAGGAATTGCCTAAGGGTTATGGTGACCCTGCATTTTCGTCACCTAATGAACGCTTCTTCGTGTTCAAGAAACCAGGCAAGTTCAAGACTGGATATAAGGCTGGCAAGAAAGGACACATTGAAGACTATGTGATTGGCTTCGCTGTGCCGCCGCAATACAATAAGCCAGGACAAAAGAAATTGTCAGTCAGCTACTTTGACGCTACAAGAGATGGCGGCGGAGACGCTTCTTCACCTAAAGAATTTGTTAAAGAAGTTGAAAGACATTACCAATTCTACATTAAGGACCACAAGAAATTCTATCGTGGTGCCGGCAAGCCGGATTACGAAGAAATGGCAGCATTAGCTTATGAGGGCAGATAAAATGAAATTAGACGAAGCATTGGATAAATTAAGAGCAGCAGGTGCTCAATTTATTAAAGAAGACACCGACACCCACGATGATGAAGAGTTTCCTCTTAATCTGAGAAGACATAACATTTTCAAGGGCGCCAGAGACAGAGCATTGACAGACAAGGAAGATAAAGAAGTTGATGCTATTGATAGAAAGCTGAGCAAGATACCGGACCACGACAGCGTCTGGCGGAAAAAGATAAATGCAGGTATCTGGGCTATCAAGCTAGTTGTTTCAACTGATGCGTATGACGAAGAAAAAGACGAATACGTTGATGACTATACGCTTGGCTATCTTAAGCCGGATGGCACAGTCGCTAAAACATACGGTAATGACTGTATGTTGAATTATCGTCAGTGTCAAGACTTGATGGACAAATATGCAAGATACAATGACGGACCAGCAAAGCCCGGATTTGAAAAGGCATTGAAACAGAAGTTCAAGATTACCGATAAAAAGGCAACAATCTTCTTGTCACCGGGAACCATCAAGCGCGGTAAGTTCCATCTGTTCAACATGGATGACAACTGGGCAGATGCAGAAGACATTTAACTCCCAGCCGAAATAATCGGACACGTTTCATACTAAAAAGGAGCCCATTTTCATGGGCTCCAATTTTTGTTTTCAAAACCGGCTTTTTCGCCGCAAACTGACAAATTTTCTATCTTAAATTTATGAAATTTGGGCAGTTTTATTACAGTTTTGAGCAGAGTTCTTGTTTATTTGTGATAAATTACCTAAAAATTAGTAATTATACAGATTATGCAAAAATTACAGAAAAAGGCGGGATTTCTCCCGCCTTTTATTTTATTCACTTCTTGGCTTCAAATCATTGTATCGGAAGACGCAGTGCTTCTGAGCATATTCCCTTGCATTCTGTTGTGCAGCAGCTCGTGTAAGCATCAGTTTCGCAAATTCACAGATTTCTTCGGTTGAATTGGCATAAACATATTGTCCGCCTAAACCGAGTTCCTGTTCAGTTTCGTAACTGACTTCAATGCGGTGCAGGATGTTATCCTTAACTCCGCCTTCAGCGATAGTAAATGCCTTTGCCCAACGCTTCATTCCGTTTTTATCGTTATAGGCAACGAACACATGATAGAATGTATGCCAGCGAACAATACGGTCAGCAATGCGTTCCATCTTAATGTTAAATTCTTCACCTGTTTCAGTAAGGATTTCCTGTATCTTTTCAATCGGCAAACCTAACTTACTTTCAAGTTTGATGAGCTGCTTCTTAACAGACTTTTCTCTCTTACGAAGACGCTTGACTTCATTAAGTGTCAATTCTTTCAGTTCTTCCATTGAATGTTCATGGTCTCTGTCGCCGTAAATCTTGTTGGCGATAGGACGAACATCAACTCGCTGATACTGCCAAAATTCATTTGGCAATCCGCCATAGTCAAGCCAAGCAATCGGAGAATGCATGTGCTTAGCTCCAAGGTTCGCTTTATCAGCAGCAATCTCAAGACCTTTCTCATAAGCGTTTTTCCACTTCCAGACATAAACATCGGAAAATGCAACACGGTCAGGTTTGAAGGAATTAGCGTTGGTATGAAATTCAAACACAATGCCGTCATCTCTGCCATCTGGGAAGAAAACGAACATTCTCTTCGTATCTTCACCGCTGCACCATCTTGGGCGCTCTTGATAACAAGCAAAGTATGGAATTTGGTTTTCGTCACACCAGTTAGCAATTTCTAAAGCAGTTAAATCAATCATTTCAAATCCTCTGTTATAAAATTAAAAAATGGGGCGCCGTTTGGCAACCCCTTTTGAAATAATTTATTCTTTATTTAGTTGGTCGTTTATAACCGAAGATGGTCATGTCTTCTTCCTTCTTAACCGTCTTATCGCCTTTTCGTTGCTCCTTATAGTCACAGCGATGTTTTGCTATTGACTTGGAGAAGAGCTTGGTGATATAAGAACTGGTTCCGAGCGAGTGACCATTCTTAGCCTTAACATTGCCATCTCTATCTGTCAAGTAGTCAACCACCATTGTCACGGTTCCCGCAGATGTAGCCTCGTCTTCGTCGTTCAGTGTGTATTCAACAACGAAATCATTTACATAGTTCGCTTGTGTTGTGTAAACCCACAAGTGCATGTTATAGGTCACATCATACAATGGAATGTTCAATCCATGCTTCTGATAGTCCTTCTTGAATTCTTCAGTGCAGTGTTCGTCAACATATTGGTCAACAGGTATACCCTTTGTTGAAGCTCCGACAATGTTGCCTTTATCATCAATCGGTATCATTCCGTTCTTGACGATATCATCAAGCGTTGCCAAACCACCCGTTGGTGATACTGAAGGCAAAGCAATGTCAACCTTAAATCCGATACCGACCGGGTCAGGTTTATCATCGCCCTTCAAAGTAGTCACCGTATAAGGCTTCTTCGGGTTATACTTGTTGTCGGCATAGAAGGAGTCAACCTTATCTTGATTTACCTTCGTCACTGGGTTGACGATGTTTATCTCAATATCCTTTGCTTCCTTCATGATTACCATTACTGTATCAGCAGCAACATTGCCAGCCTTGTCAACATATCTACGGATAACATAATTGACGCCTTTTTCAAGTCTCTGCAATGTCAAGGTATCTTGCTTAACTCCGTTGACTGTCCATTCCACAGGAATAGCATTTCGGTTGAATGCCTCGCCGCCGTAAGGTGACAAGATTTCAAGTGAAGGCGGAATATCGTCAAAGATTATGTCAACCTTTGAAGATGCCTTATTGCCGAAATCATCTATGTAGTCGTAAGTGACGGTGTAAGCAATGTTGCCTTCCTTGTTCTTTGCGATTTTCTTGTTGTCATCTAAGAAGTAAGATACCGTTGTGCAAGAGTCAATTGAGTATGAAACCTTATAGTCAGAAATACGCTGACCTGTTAGGTTGTCAACCTTGTATGAAATAACGATATCTTTACCATCTTGCTTAACCGTGTATGTGACAGTCTGGGTTGTGTCAATAGGATTACCCTTCTTATCAACAACTTGGGTCAAGGTGATGACAACGCCGTTGTCTGTTATAACTTCCTTCTTTTCAAATTTACCGTTGCCGATAGATGTGGTTGTTGCCAAGCTTTCGTCAATCAAGTATGAATAGTCCTTGATGTTTTTAGTACTTACATGAACTGTATCTAGCTTGACATCAATTGGGAAGGTTTTTGTTGTTTTGTGAACTGTGTCCTTCACAGTCACGACCAACTGATTATCCTTCTTGTTCACATATATCTTATCGTCCTTTGTTTCCTCAATGGTAATGTAGTCAATCAAAGCGTCAGTGCTCTTTGCATTGGTCAATGTCACTACCGGAGGAGCATCATTGAACAGAACGACAATTGAGTCACAAACGGTCTTCTTATCATTACATACCTTAATGACTGTGTCCTTCTTGATATGAGGTGTCTCGATGTGACCATTACATGTGTCACCTTCGCATACCTGCCATTCAAAACGGTGGTCAGGATCATTGGTCTTTACGGTATCCTTTGGCTTTTCGTCGTCCCACTTTGTAATCTCGACTGTTTCAGGTTCATCAAGTACCCTGATTATGATAGTTGCGGTATCTGCAAATTCACCGTCTGTGACGATAACCTTTACAGTGTCCTTTGTTTTCTTCTCATAGTCAATTGGGTTCTTAATTGTGATAACGCCTGTTGAGTCTATAGAATAATTTGTGGTGTCGGTGATAATGAATTTCGGAGGTGTCTTATCCTCGTCAGTTCCAGTCACCTTACAGACCTTGCCGGTGTAATTCTCCTTTACAGAACATGTGGTATCTTTTGTATGCACAGGTTCATTAATGTCAGTGACCTTCACGACATAAATCGCTGTATCTGCACCTCCATTAGGATCCTTGGCAATAACCGTAATCTTAACTTCTGGTGTTGTTTCAAAATCAAGCGGTTCAGTCAATTTCAACACGCCGTTACTGTCAATCGCAAAGCCAGGCTGAATTACATCATACTTGATTGGGTCCTTGTCTGGGTCAATCGCTGTAATGATGCCTACAATGCAGCTCTTACAATTTTCAGGAACAGTGAGCGAGTCATTTGGTTGTAGTTTCGGGTCTTCATTGACATTGTTCACCTTGATGATAACCTTTGCCGAATCTTTGAAGGTTCCATCTGTCACATAAACCGTGACAGTATCTGCCTTCTTCGTTTCGTAATCAAAAGGTGTCACCAGGGTAAGTTTCCCAGTGCTATCGATGCGATAATCATCAGTATTGCTGACAGTAAATTTAATAGGGTCTCCATCTTCGTCCTCCGCTATTACTTTACCTAAATCGCCGACCTTTCCTTCATCAACGCTGAAGGTTGTGTCCCTTACATGAACAGGCTCATTAACATTCAATACCTTGATGACGAAGCTAGTATCCTTTTTAGAACCATCTGTTGATGTTGCTGTCACCTTAACAGGATATGATGTTTTGGTTTCATAATCAAGCAATGTGTTAGTTGTGATTACGCCAGTGACCGGGTCAATCTTGAAATCTGTTGTGTTAATGGTGTAAGTTACCGCGGTGCTGTCGGCATCTACACCCGTAATGACGCCAATAGGTGTTCCAAGTTCTGAGTTTTCATAAACTGGGTCAACCTTACCTGTGACCGTAATCGGTTCATCAATGTTTGTGATCTTGATGGTATAATTAGCGCTGTCCGCAAATTCACCATCTTCAACCTTAATCTTTACAACATATATGGTATCTTCGGTTTCGTAGTCAAACACATGATTTGTCTTAATCACGCCGTCCACAACAGTGAACAATCCGCTAGGATCTTCAATGCTCCAGATAAGCGGTGCGAGGCCATCATCTGTATATTTGATATTGCCTACAATGCCGGTTCCAGGAGGAATACGCAATTCTTCTTGATATGTCTTAATTGTATCTGTCTTGTCAAGGACCACCGATGTGTTCTTTGCAGCCTCAGCATCAATGATCTTGATTTTCAACTCACCTGATGTTTCGCCGTTTGGCAAGACCGCACCTGTAATGCTATCAATGTGCATAATCAGATAGTCATTTGGTTCAACAATCGTATCCTTCTTTACATTGACCTTAATTGTGTCAATAGGTGCCTTTCCGCCGATAGGAATTTTCGTTGTGATAGCAGTATCACCACAAATCGGTATGAATGGCGGCTGGTTAAAGTCTTCAATAGTGACGCCGTCCTTCAGGTCAAAGCAGTATGTAAAGAATACATCAATCGTTGATGTATCGCTTAACTGAATAGGAATAATTACGGTGCTATCATTTTCTCTCAAACCACCCTGCTTATTCAATTCTGGGAAGTCAAGAGTATCGGGGTCATACTTCACGAAGTGGAAATTCTCACCCTTGAAGTCATCACCGATTTCAAGCTGGTTAGCAAGCAACTGACCTGAGAAGTCAAGGTTACATTTTAGGTAAATCTTTGAGGTTGTGATATATGAGCCTTGGATAGGCACATTGTCAGTGTTATCAAAGATGATGTCCTTGTTTGAATAGATAAGCACATTACCGCGGTATTTGCTCTGCGGCAAAACGGAGTCTCCAAGAATAACGCTTATTGTGGTATGGTTACCGATGAACAATGAGTCAACGAAAATTCTTGTTAGACGGTTCTTCTCCATCTGAATGTAAATCTTACATCCGTTCTTACCACCAACGCATGTATGAATGTTCTTAAAGTAAAGGTCATATTGTCCTTCACCTTCTGGAACATGAATGGTATCGGCTTGGTTATTTTCAGTCAAGATAATGTCTTCTTGATAACCGTCTGCAGGCCAGACGATAGTAGGCATCTTCAATGTGACCGGAGCAGGAGGAACGGAGTCGCAAGACAAGGTTCCTTCACCTCTGTTAATACCTGTGGTTATCTGTCCAGTCGGAGCATTAGCCAAACAGATCTTGCCAGCGAACAGAGCTTCGCCGTTATCGTTTCCTGTTGTCAGTGACTTAGCACGAATAGGTCCAGTTGTGAACTTACATCCATCACCCAATGTGATGGTGCTATCCGTAAGCACGGGACCACCAAGGCTGATTTGTTCAGCAGATGTAATCGGTCCGCTTGAACCGTTCCATCCCGACTTATCAGGAATGATGACACGGCGACCCATCTTGATATAGTCCGTGCCATATAGCTTGTATTGAAGCATGTAGTCAAATTCCGCCTGTTGAGAGACAGTGTCAGTGGCTACATTTTCAAATGTGAATGGTCTGTAGTCAGCCGCACCTGCGCCTGCTATCAAAACCGCCATTATGTAGAATAAGATTTTCTTCATTTATCATTACCTTCTTTGATATTTATTCGTTACTTTTTCGCATCTGGACCTTTTTTAATGTTTGGCGGTTCATGCGGATAATACATGTCATACTCGTCCTCTTGCTTGCCAAACAATTCAGCCAGAAAATCCCATATAAAGAAAAGCGCTGCTATACCCAAAACAACCGCAACCACAGCGATGCCGGCAACACACGCAAGCGTTTCCATTGATGTGACGAATGCAGCTCCGTTTCCCGCATTGGCTGCTGCATTTAAGATTAACATAGTTTCATTCATTCATACCTCGCTGGGCTTTCAAGTTTGCGTAATAAAATAATAACATTTGACGATAATGTAAATGGTTTTTTCAAATAAAGTTTCTAAAAGACAAGACTATAAAAGAGCCCACCGAAATGGGCTCTGGTATATTACTTAATTACGGTCTTCCAAGAGCCGTTAACTTTCATTAGGTAGATACCTGGGCTCAACTTCGAGTATCTTACTGCGTCAGTTGCAGTCATACCCTGTAAAGCACCGTGGTATTTGCCAGAAGGATCATATACTTCAAAGTTCAGCAATTCAGCGTCTGCCTTGTTGAAGTCAATCCACACAGTCTTACACATAGGATCATCAGGATAAGCATCACAGTTGTATGATGGGCCTCCGCAAAGAGCATCACCCGGAGCACAGTCAGTTACTGCGAACTCGAAGTTGTCAACATCAATGTAGCCTTGAGCAATTTCAAGGGTCAAGATCTGTTCACCAGCAGCGCTGAATGTTGCCTGTCCCTTAATCTTTTCAAACTTAGACCATGAGTCTCCAGTGAACTTCATTGTATCAGACACTGCCTTGTTGCCAACCTTAAACAGAATAGCGCCATCGCCTTCCGCAGCCACTGTTGCATACACAATATAATTGCCTGCTTCAGGAACCTTGATGGTATACTGGTAGTAGTTGCCTGTTGCATTACATCCAATCACCATACCGCCATTCTTATCGCCAATCTTTACAGATGTGCCAGCACGGTATGTTGTGTTCCATGTATCATTACAGTCACCGCTGACTGAATATGAATTATTACCGGCGCCCTTTCCTGGGATGTCAAAGTCTTCTGCTTCAATCGGGAATGCAAGGTTAAATGCTTCGCCCTTAAATGGTTTCTGCGGTTCGGGTTCAACGATAGTACCGCCCTCACCTGTAGGCAAGCCGGTTGAGTTCTGACCTGGGTGAGATGGCAAATAAGATTTTAGCCATGTCATAGCAGGACGATCATTTCCATTCTTAATAATGCCGGAGTTACCGTTGGTAGTCCAAGTTGAGCCATAGATGTAGCCCCAGAGGGTGATACCTGCGATGTGCTCATTTTCCATAAAGTAAGAAATCTGCTGTTCATAGCAGTTCTTCTGGTCATTGTCATCTTCGGTAGCAATATCATATTCGGAGATGAACATCGGCATCTGGGTCTTATTCCAGATTTCTTCAATAGCAGACTTCAGTGTGTTAATGTCTAAACAAGATCCGCCACCGCCAGTACCGCCATTACCGCCACCGGCCTTCTGCATGTCGTGTGCCTGTAGGCCGTATGCGTCTACCGGAGCTCCCGCAGCCTTAATCTTATTGATGAGGTCAATACCTTCATTCTTCTGCCACTGAACGGTATTATAGTCATTATAAATCAAAATCGCATCAGGCCAGCGTTCACGAGCCATCTTAAATGCAGTAGTCACAAATTCATAATTGCCGTTATCTCCGCCAAGCGCTGCTATTATATTATTGTTGCCCTGCGGTCCGTAGGCTGAGTGATATTTGCCGTCGTTTGTTTTAATTGCTTCATTGACCACATCTATCATTTCAAGATCTGGGTAATGATTCTTTACCGCATCCATCCAGTTCGTAATAGCTGTCTTTGTGTCAGCAGCGGATTTTCCATTCAGCCAATTGGGATATTGAGAACCCCAAACAAGGGCGTGAAATTTGAAGTGAGCATTGTTCTGCTTTGCCCAATTATATGCGGCATCGCATCCACTCCAATTATAACGACCTTGTGTGCCTTCAATGGAAGCCCACTTGCATTCATTTTCAGCAGTGATTTGGTTCCAGTACTGACCGAAGTCAGAACGGACTTGACCATTAGTGGTGATGTTTCCGACGAACTTAGTTGCTCCTTCTGCCAACGGGGCACAAATGCCTGCGGACATACAAAGCAAGATAAGCACGGCGAGCCATTTTAACAACTTCATGTGTTATCTCCTTTTTATGAATTGGTTGAAATTAAAATAAACAAAATCTAAGGCCAAGTCAATAGACTGACCCCATATTTTATCTATACATAAAGGGAGGGCCAGTTTCCTAGCCCTCCGTGGTATTAAATGTTGTGCCTATCTCTCAATTCAGCAAGCTTACCATCATTCCATGATTTGGTAATTGACTTTCTTGGAGAACCGGTCAAGTAGCCTGTGATACGGCGAACACGAACGAACTTATCTTCATTCTTGCAACCGCACTTAGGGCAAGCATCGTTGATGATGCCGTGGAAACCACATTCTAGACAGTCATCTGAGTCCATAGTGACAGTGAAGTAGCCAAGGTCGGCGTCATACATCGCATCAATCACGTGTTTAACGGCGTCAATGTTCTTGCTGAGGTCACCATTCAGTTTGTAGTAGAAAATGTGTCCAGCATTCGTTAACTTGTGGAATGGAGCCTCTGTCTTGAGCTTGTTCACGAGTGATGTATTGACTGAATAATCAATCATATGCGAGTTCGTGTAATAGCCCTTGCCAAAGATACGATACAAATCCACATCCTTTAGCTTTTTCTCATTTTCAAACTTGTTCTTGTCAATGTTTGCGAATCTGCCTGCGACTGCTTCTGCAGGTGTTGCGAAACAAGACCAGTTCAAGTGAGTTTCCTTCTGCTGTTCATCACAGAACTTACGAATCGTCTTAACGATGCTCAAAGCGAAATCGTCAATGTCGTGGTCAACGCCCCATGTCTTACCAGTGATGAGTGTCACCACTTCCGCAATGCCCACATAACCAATTGACAAAGATCCCTGGCGGAATACTTCCCCGACCGTGTCAGTGACATCGTGCGGTTCATCATCAGATGTGAGATACAGACCTTGCTGCATTGTGAATGGGTAAGATTCGTATGTTTTCTTTGAAATGAGAGCGAACCTATCAAGGAGGCTTCCTTTAACATCTTGAAGAATGTTCTGAAGCTTTTCAAAGAAGATTGCTTTTCTTTCTTCAACCGTATCAGCAGCCATGTGCGCTTCAATAGCCAAGCGCGGAAGGTTGATGGTGTGGAATGCAAGGTTTCCACGGCCGGTTGTTTGTTCAGCGCCATTGATGTTGCCCAAAACACGAGTGCGGCAACCCATCGTTGAAACAGTGGTGTTCTCAATGAGCTTTCTCAATTTCAACATGCCGTTCTCAATAGCGGCAATTTCCCAGTACTCACCAGTACCAACTTCAAATTCATATTTAGGCTGGTCAAAGACAACATCTTCATTTACGAATACTTGTTCAACTTCGTCCCTACCTCTCACCTTTAATTCAAGTGAAAGCACGCCCTTGACATCAATGATCTTTTCACGATACTTGACATACGGAGCGTTGAATGACGAGTCAACACGAACAAAGTTCGGATAGAAGCGTCTTGCCAAACATTCAAGCGACCTCTGATACAAGTCATAGTTAGGATCTTCAGGGTTCTTGGTATATCCCTTCATCAACTTGAAAATCAAAATCGGGAAGATTGCTGTCAAGCCATCACCCAAGCCTTCCATCTGTGAACGGATAAGGTTAGCCGAAACCATTCGTCCGCAATTTGATGTATCAAGACCAAAGTTCAGTGATGAGAACGGAACCTGGTTGCCTGAACGTGACTGTAGTGAGTTCAAGTTGCCGATTAGGCCTTCCATAGCCTGATGGGTATCATCGTCTGTTTTCTTGATAGCCTTTTCAACACACTTATGAGGGAAGAGCATGTTTAGGCGTTCAACTGGCTGGTTCATGGAAACAGTCTTCAAGAGCTTATCCATATCACCGGCGCATGCAGGCGAGCCGCTATATTCTTCGTAGCGGATTAACTCAGTTTTAAGGTTTTTCTTGAATGATAAATCTACAAACGGTGCAAGGTCAAAGTCAATGTTGTCGTCGGCAATACCGCCGAACTGCTGATTTGACTGCAACTGCAAAATCACTGCTGTCAAGGCTGCTGCTGTTTGAATTGACTGCGGTGCACGAAGGAAGCCGGTACCTGAGTCAAAGCCATGTCTAAGCAATTTGCCTACTGGAGCAAACAAGCAGTTGAATGTAAGGTTATACTGGTTCAAGTCATGAATATGAATTGCTCCGTCCTTATGTTCAAT